TGCTTTAACCAAGCTGTATTGTTCTAATAACAACCTGACTTCCTTTCAGCATTTGAATTGTCCTCTTTTAACCATGCTGTATTGTCATTATAACAACCTGACTTCCTTTCAGCATTTGAATTGTCCTCTTTTAACCACGCTGACTTGTTCTTATAACAAGCTGACTTCCTTTCAGCATTTGAATTGTCCTGCTTTAACCAAGCTGACTTGTTCTAATAACAACCTGACTTCCTTTCAGCATTTGAATTGTCCAGCGTTAACCACGCTGACTTGTTCTTATAACAAGCTGACTTCCTTTCAGCATTTGAATTGTCCTGCTTTAACCAAGCTGACTTGTTCTCATAACAAGCTGACTTCCTTTCAGCATTTGAATTGTCCTGCTTTAACCACGCTTCATTGTTCTTATAACAAGCTGACTTCCTTTCAGCATTTGAATTGTCCTGCTTTAACCACGCTGACTTGTTTTGGTAACAACCTGACTTCCTTTCAGCATTTGAATTGTCCTCTTTTAACCAGGTTGGATTGTTCTGGTAACAACCTGACTTCCTTTCAGCATTTGAATTGTCCTGCTTTAACCACGCTGACTTGTTCTGGTAACAACCTGACTTCCTTTCAGCATTTGAATTGTCCTGCTTTAACCAAGCTGACTTGTTCTCATAACAAGCTGACTTCCTTTCAGCATTTGAATTGTCCTGCTTTAACCACGCTTCATTGTTCTTATAACAAGCTGACTTCCTTTCAGCATTTGAATTGTCCTGCTTTAACCACGCTGACTTGTTTTGGTAACAACCTGACTTCCTTTCAGCATTTGAATTGTCCTCTTTTAACCAGGTTGGATTGTTCTGGTAACAACCTGACTTCCTTTCAGCATTTGAATTGTCCTGCTTTAACCACGCTGACTTGTTCTGGTAACAACCTGACTTCCTTTCAGCATTTGAATTGTCCTGTGTTAACCACGCTTCATTGTTCTTATAACAACCTGACTTCCTTTCAGCATTTTAATTGTCCTGCGTTAACCATGCTTCATTGTTCTGGTAACGAATGGGAGTTTATTCCTCCACACATCAATCGCTTACTAAATACAACCAGAAACACACAAAATGTATATTCTGATAAACAAAACGTGCACAACCACCATATCCAAGAATGTATTCGCAGTTCCATCCAAGCAGTCCTGTCGAAAAAACCTTGCATCGCCGCGGAAAATATCTACGAAACCATTTTGGCAGACACGGTGCTAACCATGTTAACCAAGGAAATATTGGTGGATTACTGCAAGGAAACCACCGTGCATTCCACGCTGCGAATCACCTTTGAAGAATTGCTGGTGCATGTATTTAGTCGCATTGAGTGCAATGCGAACAAAGAGGAAATAAAAAATGTATTGAATGCGGAAATGTCCGACTCGGTATGCAAGTGCTTCACGGGCCGCATGTCCCGTCTCATCAACTGTCTAAACGGTTTCGACGACCTGGTAAGCATTCGCATCTCGGATACGGAGCAGATTGGCCAAGTCATTGGCATGATAAAAGAGCAGCTGGATAGTGAGAATAAATATACGGTGGAAAAGCATAGGGAAATGGCCTCGGACGAATTACGGGCAAGAGACTACTCGGAAGAAATCATTGCGGAATGGATCGCGTTTATTGAATAAATTAATAATCGTATTCTTCCTCGTTCAGCAAGAATTCCTTTTTTTCCAGCTCGGGTTCGTTCTTGTTTTTTCCGCTCTTTTTTTTCAATTTCGACGCGGTCGTTGTCGTTGTCTTTTTCTTTTTTTTCTTTTCTGCCGCCGCCGCCGCCTTGACGGATTTCACCACGTCATGAACTTCCTCGTCGCTGCTGCTCACCACAAACCCGTCCTTTAAATATCCGTGTTTGGTCTTGAGCGACGGCGAAAGGTCGGCCAGCTCGTCGGGCTCCATCTCGTCCTCCATGGCGGTTTTGGCCAAATCCTCGAAACCGCCAAACAATTTCTCCTCTATTTTTTTCCAGTCATCCATCGTCAGACTGCTTACAACCATTTTATTCGGGTTGTTTGCATCTTCCACAAACCCCACCAATAGGGCATTGCCAAACAAGAGCGTGCGGTCCGCTGGAGGAGGAAAATCGTACTTGTTTTCAGACAGTGCTTTCCCCGTATCTTTTCCGTATAATTTTACCACGTGCTTTATATTTGCCAAACGCACAGACCAAGTCGCAAAGCAGTGGAATCCATTGGGTGATTTAAACCCGCACTTTTTAAATAATTTTTCTTCGGTGTATTCTTTGATTTGGTACGGCGTCAATACAGCATCCTTTTGAACGATAATCACTTTAAGTGGTGGCATTATTTTTTTGAGAAAGGGAATATTATTTATATATGTGTGTTGTTTTTATATTGTTTTTGTTGAGAAAATAAAAGAAAAAGACAAAATATTCGATTATATTAAATGGTGAGATTTCGTTGTCTAAAGAACATGGTGCAATATCCTCCAAAATCAAAAAAATGCGTGCCAAAAAATAGTTTACAAACAACGCGCAGAAAACGATGTACAAAAGGAAAACAGAGGGAAAAAATCCCCCCCTACGATTGTGTGAAAAATAAAAATATGTTAGACACATTATCTTCATCGATATCTGCCACACCACTCACAGGCCCACTAGTCAAAAGTACCATTATTGGACAGGGAGCATATGGATGTGTGTATCGTCCCTCTATTCCGTGTGCCGTTTCTTCCAAAAATATATCTGAAAAAGAATCCAAGAATCTCATTTCGAAATTCATGTACACCAAGGACGCAAAAAAAGAAATGGAAGAGTTTAAACTGATACACCGCAAAGATCCGAGCAACCAGTTTCACCTCGGGATTCCCACCATTTGTCAGCCAGATTTCGCCGACCCCGCTATTGTAAAAGAATTGAAACAATGCGTGATTAAAGACCCCGAACCCATGTACGATGAATCCCAGAATGCCAGAGAATATAGCGTGCTGACGTTTCCCTACGGCGGGCTGAATCTCAAGGATTTTTGCAAAAAACGCCTCGAACACTTTTCCGCAGCCAAGACAAAGATTTTTTGGAAAAAAGGCGTGCTCAATTTACTCAACGGCCTAATATTTTTTCGCAACAACGACATGATTCATTATGATTTGAAACCGCACAATATATTATTCAACGAAGACAAAATGCAAATGAGATACATTGATTTTGGCATGATGATGAGCCGTTCAGAGTTTATCGCTAGTTCTGCAAACAACACAAATAATAATGGATCGATTCACTGGTCATATCCATTTGAAAATGGGTTTGTAAACGCAGACGTGCTTCGATTGTACACCATCTTGTCTCCCGCCCAAAAAGATAATTTCAAAACACAAATTCGAAAATTAATCGTGGATGGAATCGAGAAACGACATCCGATAGATATTGGGCTGTCCATTAGCCACCCCGACAATGTATCGCATGTGTTTGATTTTACCATTCCTCCGAGCGCCGCTGGCGACAAAACTAAATTTGAAAGGTACGCCGACGATAACATTGATTTATTTTTTCAAGGTCTGGACGAACTCATTGCGCAGGCGATTCCGTCGGATTTTAAACAGATGCAATTCGGCCGCAAAGTCAACATGACGTTCATCAAGATGACAGCGGATGCGATTGATGTGTACGGTCTCGGATTTACGCTGCAATACGTGGCAAACTCCTTTTATAAAAAAGGAAAAATCAGCAGGGAATTCTATACCAAATGCTCGGCCCTATTTGAGACAATGTACACGTTTAATCCGTTAACAAGAGAGTTGAACGTAGATTTGCTGCGCAAGCAATACGAGGAAATCCTCCGCACCACGAAAATATAATATATCATTTTTATAATGTCTCGTCTTCATTTGCAGGTGTAATCGTTACATCCGCAGCAACCAACTCTTCCTTTTTCACGGGGCGCTTTCCCATGTGTTTCAAGGTGGACATGCGTTTTGGACCGTCGGTATTTTTGAGCGTGAATTTTCCCCGCTGATTGTTGTAAAAGAGCGAGTTGATTTTTTTCAGTTTTCCAGTGTTTTTGTCGTAGGAAATGTCCTTGGCCTTTTGAATCATGTTTTTATTGACGCATTCTTTCAAAAAATCATGCAGCATCTCTGTATTCTCCTCGGTGAGCCCGTGTTCCTGTTTATAAGTGCCCACGTATTCCGTCATTTTTTTCATCTTGAGAGATTTGCTTAATTTCGACCACGAACCGTTGGTCAGGTTCATTTGCTTTTCTTTTTGCAAAAAAACCTCTAAATCGTGCAACCCGTTGGAACTACTCATTTTATTGTGCTATTATATAATTACCTAGGTTGTGTTTAATTCGTTTTTATTTTTATTTTTTATTTTTTATTTTTTATTTTTTATTTTTTATTTTTTATTTTTTTATTTTGCGTAAAAATGGATTTGAAGAATATTATAGCACGTTGCTTTTATTTTATTTCATTTCATTTTTAATTTTTGAATTAACGTGTTTGTTAGAAAGAACAGGTCGCAGTCGTTTTCCTGAATGGTATTAAAGTAAATAATGTACTTGCATATCAGCGGAATAATCACATACTTTTTTTCGTCGCCAAGCACGCAATTACTACTTTTTACAAATAGAAAAAATACATCCAGCACGTCAATGACGGAATAACCCACGTCTGTCAAGTTTGCCATGATTTCCATGGCGTCCGACAATCGTCCTCGCTCTACCTTGTCCAAGTATTGCTGAAAAACCGTAAAACTAATATTGGTGCACATTTGCTGCGCCAAATCCAAGGAAATGGAAGAGGTACCTAACAATTTAAATTTCTCCAGATAATTGATTAGAATATTTATATTATTTTTACCAATGCTGAGTATATAGTCCATTACGCTCGCGTCCAACTGAATCATTTCTTTTTCGCAAATGTTATTTAATATGTTTGTTAGTTGGATCCTAGTAAAAGAAGGAATGGAGAAAATCAAACAACGAGATTGAATATTCTCAATGACCTTTTTAATATTGGTGCACGACAGAACGAAATTAATGCGGTCCGAATAGGTTTCAATCAAATGGTTGCATATTTGCTGAACATATATATTTTTCATTTTGATGCAGTCAATGTTGTCCAGCACGATGGTTTTTTTTAATCCGCCTGTAATGGTAAAATGCGATTGACAAAATGTCTTTAAATTTTGGCGGTAAAAAGAAACACCGAAATCACTAATATTATTCACATACATGATATTTTCACAAGTCATCATATTGCCGTCTTCTGGTAAACCATAATATTCACACAACATGGCGTTAATAAGAGAGGTCTTTCGGTTGCCCACCAGTAAAACAGTTAGAGAGCCCGATTGAATCAGCATGCGGATAAAAGTGCGCATCTCGTCTGTCAATTCAAAATCATCCAATCGTTTTGGCATATATTTGTACATTAACATCATAGTGCAAAAATAACGTGTAACCTAACAAAGTTAAATAATAATGAAAATAATATTTAAATAGTTTAAGTTTTTTTTGTCGTAAATTTGAAAAGAAAAGAAAATGTAATATTATAGCTAATAATGGAGGTTATAAAATCACATAGAATGTCTCGGCTCGTATGGAGCACGGGCGAAGAATATCCGCAGAGTAGCCGCTTTATAAATGAATCGAATGAAATAAACAAAAAAAAAGAAAACAACGAAAAAAAAAAGGAAAACCAAATGCAAGGTGACAAATCAAACGATTATTATCAACAAAACGATATTTTCCAAGAAAATAAAACATTCCAGGAAATGGAAAGGGTTAATAATTTCATACATCCCGTCACCGATTTAGTGCGAAACAAACAGCGGGAAAAGTTCGATTTTCAAATCGCCGACCGAGAAATGTTTCCCCAACGCGGCACGAATCCCTTTTTCACCAATTCTTCGTACGCAGACCAAATAACGACGCAAAGCGACATGTTACTAAAGGCAAACGGCACCGACATATAACAAAGCGATAAACAGGCTCGAAAATTATCCGTCGGTGAAATGGAACGGAATGGATTCCATCGCGTTCCATCTCGCTCATTCAATCTTGATAATTATAAAAAATAAAAATAAAATAAAAATAAAAGAAAGATAAATGGCAAAAATGCAGTTCATGTTTAATAAATTTCGGCTGCAGACCGGACAACAACAACAACCGCAGCAAAAATATGCACTTCCTGTGAAAATTACCGCCGATACCTTTACCAAGAAGGCGTCTTATAACAGCATCATTCCCCTAAACATATTTCAAACATGGGACAACAAGCATCATTTGCCCAGGCGCATGAAAATAGCCATGGACCGTACCAAAAAAATGAATCCCGAGTTTCACCACCAGGTGTTTACCGACCAGGAATGCCTGAAATTCATCCAGGACAATTTCGACGCACCCGTGGCTGCCGCCTATCGCCGCATCATCCCCAGCGCGTTTCGGGCCGATCTCTGGCGGTATTGTGTGCTGTATATCAAGGGCGGCATCTACATGGACGTGAAATACGTCCCCAACAATAATTTCTCCTTTATGGAACTGACCGAGGCCGAGCACTTTGTGCTGGACGCCAACAAGCGGGGCATTTACAACGCGTTTATGGTGGCGCTGCCGAAAAACCCAGCCCTTTTGGACGCAATTCATAAAATCGTGGATAACGTAAAAAAAAGAAACCACGGCCGCAGCTTATTGGACGTGACTGGGCCCGAAATGCTGATGAAATATATTTTACCCCAAGATGCACGCACCGACATGCATCACGCAATATATGCAAATAATGCACAGTTTCGAGTGGTGCTGTACAAGGGAAAACATATTTTAAAATGCTACCCAGGATACAAGCAGGAACAGCAGCAAACTGGCGGCGAACACTACTCTACCCTGTGGCAACGACGGCAAGTATTCCGAAAGTGAATCGATAAGATACGGTTTATTCGTCCATTTACAAGATAACGACGCCACCAGGGTAACCAGTTTGGTAGAATTGTTTGGCCGAAACTCCCTTGTGGGCGTACCACTTGAGCATGCGGGAGCTGCTTCCAGCCCCGCCCACGGCGCTGGAAATGAGAGCGCCGATGCTGCGGGGGGCAGTGGCGGACAAGCGGGTGGTGCGCAAGGCGGTGTAGCGGCCCGAGCTGACGCCAGAACGGTATACGGTGAATTGATGAGAGGTCATTATTATTATTATTTTACGGCTATATTTTATTTATTTTTTGCATGATGAATAAATAAAATGATTTGATGTTTTATTTACATGTACATGGACATGGCCGCCTCGCTTCTCACGTCCTTTTTCAAATTCTTGATGAACGTGTCTACCATTTTTCTCGTCACGGTCAAAGGAAATGTGATTTCAAACGAGACATTGTCTGCACCGCACATGGGCGTCCCAGGTTTCACCAGGCGATACAGGTTAATCTTGGAGTAAATAATCTCCAAGTACCGTTTCAGATTACGCACGCCGAATTCCTCCATGTCGTACTGCTTCACGCAGTAATGGTCCACGATATAATGGATGATTTCGTCTGCCATGACCACGTCTGTCGGTAGCAAATTCATCTGTTTGCAAATATTCGGCATCAGATGCAGCTTGCTAATGATGGTTTTTTCTGGGCGCTGGTAGCCCTGCGTGCGAATGTGATACATGCGGTCTTTTAGAATCGGGTTGATTTTGGTCTCGTCGTTGTAGCTAAAAATAAACAGGCACTTGCTCAGGTCAAACTCGAATTCGCTGAAATACTTGTCGTGAAACTGCGAGTTCTGCGTTGTGTCGGTCAGATGCGTCAGGATGCCCGTGATTTCCTCGCCGCGCGGCGTGTCGCTAATCTTGTCCAGTTCGTCGAAATAAATCACCGGGTTCATGCACTTGCTCTCGATGATAATCTGGATAATCTTGCCAATGACGCTGCCCACATAAGTATAAGAGTGCCCCTCTAGAAAACTCGAATCGGTTGCCCCACCAAGCGCGACAAAGGCAAACGGGCGGTTTAAAATCTTGCTGATGCCTTCGCGGACCAGCGTGGTCTTTCCCGTGCCCATGGGTCCGTGAATTGCCACCGACGTGCCAATGGCCGCGGGATTCGAAACTAGTTGACCCAGATACTGCAGAATCTGCATCTTGGCGTCGTTCAAACCGTACGCGACGGCGTCGAGCGTGGCCTGGGCATCGGTCATAAACTCGTGGCACTTGTCTGGCCCATCCGCCATCGACACGGGCTGCTCCTTGTAAATTCCAAAAGGAATTTTCATAAATATGTCGATCCAGTACTTGAGCTTGGAGTAGTCACTGTCTTCGGGGCTCATGTTGACGAAACTAGTAATTTTTTCCATGGCAATTGCTTTAATGGGCAGAGGAATGTGGTCGTTATCCAAGACCTGGATGCGGTGCGGGGTGGCGTTATGGGAGATGTTATTGATTTCGCGCATTTTTTTAATCAATCGGTTTTGCTGGGACGAGTTGAGCGTGCTAAAGTAGGCAGCGTCTCCCCCCGAGCTCTTGTTGGCCAAAATCTGCCGATAAATGCGCCGATTCCGCTCCTTTTCCTTTTTCACCCGAACGCTGCGCTTCACCACTTCGTCGTAAAACTGCGACTTGCATTCTGCAATGCAGCCGTCCAATAGGATACGATTATTACATAGTGTTTTCAGAGTCGGTTTTTTTGTATCTGTATCGGCAGTTTCTAAAGGTGGCTTTAAGTGAAATGCATCCAACTGCTTCCAAAACGCCGCTTCGTCCGTACTCAAGGTGGCAAAATGTTCGTCCGACAGTTCCATGTCTAAATATTTGGCGATTGTTTCATCTTTTGTTAACACATCTTCTTTTTGATTTTTGTTACTTTTACCTTTTGTTTTTGCGTCGGGGCTTTTCAAGTCATCGGAACTCAATGGGTCGTCTTCGTGTTCTACCAAGCTTTCCATCGGATTCCCCCCTCCTTCTCTTTCCGATTCGGAAGAGTAGTCGTCTTCACGGCGATCGTCTTTGCTGGGTAAAAAAATATTGAATATCTTGGGCTCGGGGGTGAATTTAGGTTTCGAAGAGACGCGTTTGGTTTTTTTAATGTGTACACATTTATTTTCACTGGAATTGTTGGATTCTTCGTCTGATTTCGACTCGTCCTCTAAATCAAACTCAGATTCGGAAGTGTAAGAGCTGTCGGCTTCCTCGTTGTCGTCGTCGCTGTTTTCCTTTAAATCGTGAATCGTGTATTTGGACGGAAACAACGTCTGCAGCAGTGCATGGTATTCTGCATTTTTTGTAGTTGTCAGACCTGGGTCCGAATCTGATTCACACCCTTCCGAATCTGATTCACACCCTTCCGAATCTGATTCACACCCTTCCGAATCTGATTCAGACTCGGAATAAAAGCTGTCTGAATCAGAATCCGAGTCATTTTTTGTTGCATTCTTTGTTGCCTCTTTTGCTGCGTTTCTTAGATTATGCTTTCCCATTATTCAAATACTGCTCAATATCTTTATCTTATTTTTTGCGTTTTTACCAAATTGTAAAAATGCTAAAACAAAAAGAGAAAAAAACGTATTGAATACATATACATTCAAAAGTACATATACGCAAATAAACATGAACAAAACGTCTAAATTTGGTAAAAACTGTCTCGAAATGGATCAAAATAATGGTCCGAATCAATACCTCATCGGGGTTGATACTTCATGGACGAGCAATTTCAATCCAGGAATTAGTTCCGACTCCAACATGATTTTTGTCGAATCAACGACGGCAACAAAGTCTGGTGCAAATGCCCGTTCGAAAAAATAAACACAAAATATTCATGGAAGCTTGGACAGCATAAATTTATGACCATCTATGGAAAATGGAACCAAATATAATATAATATTCACGTATGTTAGGTCAACCATGAAATTACATTTGGCGAAATTCGTTCATTCGACGCAGGGAAAATATCTAATGTCTATTTTGCTCGGGTTTGGCTTTGCCACCTTTTTTCGCGCGAGCTGCCAAGGCTCGGATTGTCTGGTTCGCATCGCTCCGCCCCTGGCTGCTTTAAAGAGAGACAAAATGTACTCGTTCGACGACAAGTGCTATTATTTTAAAAAGAAATCCGTATCGTGTCCCGTTGATAGCAGCAATGTGGTTTCTGTTGTCGCTGAATAATCAAATTATTTGTTAGATTTTATTTCATCAACCTAACAAATATCAAATAAATAATTGCTGTTGTTTTTAATTTGTTGCTCTCGGCACGGTATTTCCCAAAAACTGCGGCTTGGGTCCCCATACGTTAATGCCGCTCGGCGTTTTCCAAAACGATATCCAATCTGGTTTTTTCTCTTCGTTCTCGGCATCAATATCATTGCAGTTTGCTGCCGTCAATGCCTCCGTTACTACTCGCTTATCTGGCGAAACGGCCAACAAAATATAATTGCCAATTACCGTGTTGGATTTCATGACTTGCTCTAAACTCATACGCGCAAACCACTGATACCGCGTGCGTTTTAAAATGTCGGCGGCAGGAATCCACACGCCATAGGCCCGACCGTAGAAATTTAGTATGGTTGTATCCGACCCGAGCAGCGTATCGACCAGGACGGGCCCGTCATTCACAGTTTTCGTGCCGACTTCGGTGCCTGAAATAATTTGCACCGAACCTGAATTCGATTTATTTTTCAACCATCGGTCAAAGTCCCCCAGAAAATTAGGCTGGGCCGTATAGTCGCTGGAAATCTGCCGCTGCATGAAATCCATCAACTCACGACACGCGGACGACCCCTTTTCGCCGCCCATGAACCGCGCATCGGGGCAAAAGTCAAAGTTGGCTGCCGTCACATTCGAGTTGACGTTTTCGCAGACAAAGAGAGAGTGCGTGCGAAGCCCCTTTTCGTAGAGCCCGATTAAATCCTGAAAGCAGAGAAACGAAATGGGCGTGACCATGCCGCCGTATTTGTACACGAGGTTGGCGAGCAGCATTTGGCGAATGTACCCGAGCATGGGGTCGGCCACTTTTCCCAGGTCAATGTCCATGCCTGGCAGCAGTTTGTGAAAGCTGGCGTCGTCAATCATGCAGATTCGAAACGACTCGTCGCACTGCTGGAGAATGCTCTGCACGGTTAAATACAGGTAAGGTTGGTTCAGGTCGTAGGAAGAGCGTGACCCGAAGCTCTGCCAGCGTCGCGCGTTGTACTCGAGGGGGATGTGGATCCACATGATGGGTTTGGCAGAAGCGCCTAATTCGTCGAGCTGGTTTTCGTTCAACAAGTATTTTTGAATGGCCGAGTAGTTGTTGGTGTCGACGAGCTGGTTTAAAGAGAGCTGCTTGTCGGTGTATTTTTTGAACAAAATGGCGGCGAAAAATAGGGATAAAAGCGCTGCGACCCAGAAAACAGTATTGTCCATGGATGTTGTTGACATTGTTATATATAACCTCTATTTTTTATTTTTATCATTCATTCTTTGTTGTGAAATAAAAAAATGATTTATATTTGTACGCAACCATATTAACAGTAGAAAAGAAAATGGTTGCGTACAAATATACCAAATCCACTTTTATTGGAAGCGATAACGAATTGTTACATGTCACGGAACTGGATTGTTCTTATTGTGGGATTACCTCGTTTGAAGGACTCAATGCACCCAATTTAACCACGCTTCATTGTGATACTAACAACCTGACTTCCTTTCAGCATTTGAATTGTCCTCTATTAACCACGCTGATGTGTTCTGGTAACAAGCTGACTTCCTTTCAGCATTTGAATTGTCCTCTTTTAACCAGGCTTTATTGTGATAATAACAAGCTGACTTCCTTTCAGCATTTGAATTGTCCTGCGTTAACCAGGCTTTATTGTGATAATAACAAGCTGACTTCCTTTCAGCATTTGAATTGTCCTGCGTTAGCCACGCTTCAATGTTCTGGTAACCAATGGGAGTTTATTCCTCCACACATCAATCGCTTGTTAAATACAACCAGAAACACACAAAATGTGTACAGCGATGGGCAAAATGTGCACAACCACCATGTCTAAGAAAGCATTCGCAATTCCATCCAAGCAGTCCTGTCGAAAAAACCTTGCATCGCCGCGGAAAACCTCTACGAAACCGTTTTGGCAGACACGGTGTTAACCACGTTAACCAAGGAAATACTGGTGGATTACTGCAAGGAAACCACGGTGCGAAATCACCTTTGAAGAATTATTGGTGCATGTATTCAGTCGCATTGAGTGCAACGCGAATAAAGAGGAAATAAAAAATGTATTGAATGCGGAAATGTCGGATTCGGTATGCCAGTGCTTCACGGGCCGCATGTCCCGTCTCATCAACTGTCTAAACGGTTTCGACGACCTGGTAAGCATTCGCATCTTGGATACAGAGCAAATAGGACAAATTATTGGCATGATAAAAGAGCAGCTGGATATTGAGAATAAATATACGGTGGAAAAGCATAGGGAACTGGCCCAAAAAGAATTAGAGGCGAGAGACTACTCGGGGGAAATCATTACAGAGTGGATTGCATTCATTGAATAATTGTTAAAACCCTTAATAAATGAAAAAATGGATTTAGAATTTGACATATGTTTTATCTATAGAAGATTCCAAGTGCAAACATGTCGACTCGCGAATTCAAAATTGTTTTGGTTGGTGAAGGAGGTGTCGGAAAAACCACATATCTCAAGCGCCTTTTAACGGGTAAATTTGAGAAGCGGTATATAGCAACATTGGGAGTGGAAGTGTATCCATTGTCCTTCAACACTACTTCTAGAAAGGTGCAACTGAATATTTGGGACTGTGCTGGACAAGAACAGTTTAATGGGCTGAGAGATGGATACTATCGAAATGCAGATGGTGCGATTATCATGGCAGATGACCGTAAATTGTCTGTCAAAAATGTGAATCGAGATGTCCGAGACATTTGCCGCATGGCAACATCCCCCAATGTTCCTATCGTACTGGTTCTAAACAAAAATGATATTAAGGAACACAAGCCAAGAAATTTAATGTCTGATGGTCCATCGTTTGAGTTGTACACGATTGCAATTTCGGCAAAAACCAATTACAACGACCGCGAACCAATTCTCAAGTTGTTGAGACAGATGATGGACTCGCCTGACCTGGAGATAATGGAAAACGATTGGGTTGAGCCACCTGTAGCAATTATTTCATAAAATTTAGTTGTCGTATTTTATTATATTTCTTTAACAAAGCTTGACAATCAATGCTTCGTCGCACAGCATGTAATTATGCGGGCACTTGGCCAAGGATATAAACTGCGGTTTTTTCATCTTGGGGGTTTTGTAAAAGATGTAGTCGGATTTTCCGTTTTTGCCTTGTCGAATCGACATGTCCTTATTAATGATGCGCAATATTCCAGATTTTGTTGCTGCCGAATCTTCCTCTTTTGCCCCATTATCGGTTTTGTTAGGTTCGTCGTCTGTTTTTTTATTTCCTTCTTTCGTTTCCACGATGTCGTGCAAGAATATTTCTTTGTTTGATTTAGTCAAAGATTCCCACGCTATGTCCTTTTTTACCGATATAAAGGCCGCTTTCTTTGTTTTGGAACTTCCCCCTTTATTGTTTTCACTTTTGTCCATAATGACGGGCCCGTTTTTCCCCACAATCAGCATCAGCTTTCGCTCAGGTGCGTCTGCATCGGTAATGGGTATCCCGAATTTTTTATTCACGGCGATTTGATGCTCGTCCGCATCGCTTTTCGCCGAAACCGCCTCTTGAGCCATGTCGATCATGCACGTTTCATATAGTGGTACGCATTTACCTGTCCATAAATCCTCTTTTTTGTCCTTGAAAGGAAAACAAGCAATCGCGTCCAGCTGCGTTTCCATCTGGTTGGTATAGTCGTAGTCAAACAAGGTAGGCCAACGTTCGGTGCAAAACTCGGATACCAGAATGCCCATGGGCTGAATCACCAGTTTATCCTTTTCTCGGCCAAAGACTTGGTCCTTGTCTATTGGGATGATATGTGATTCGTTTGCGCGAATAATGTAGTCGGTCACGGTCTTTTTTGTGCCTGCGATATCCTGTTTTTTCACGTATTCTTTTTCCTGGATTTTATCCACAATGGCCGCAAACGTCGAGGGGCGCGCAATGCCGCGGTCTTTGAGCATCTGAATGAGCCGCGATTCCGTCAAATGCGGCTTGGTTTGCACCAAATGCGGGCTGCAGGTTATCGAGGCGTATTTTACGGCGGGTTCACTTGCCTGATTTTTACTAAATTGCTGTAAATAGCGATAAATGGTGTCCGAAGATGCGGTATGCGGCTCTTTTTTCTTTTGACCCACCACGCACATCCATCCCCATATCGCCACTTGTTCGCAGGCATACGCATATGTATGGTTCAACGGTGCAGAGACCTTGGCTCGCAGAACATGCAGCTGGGCTGGCGCCATGCACGCTTCCAACGCATGTGTCCAAATAAGCTCGTATAATTTCGCCGCTCTTTCATTTGTATCCTTTATAGTTGCATTTACGGTTTGTATTGTAATGGCGACGGGACGAATCGCCTCATGAGCGGCGGCCGCATTTTGACCAGATCCCAAATCTCGCTGCAAATTTGTGCAAATATTTCGACCACATAATGAATGCAGTGATCCAGATGGGCCGCATTCCTTCACCACGGTATCCAAGAATTCCGCGCTGTATTTTTCGCAGTCGGTTCGCATGTAGGTGATGAGGCCGTTTTCATACAGCGTCTGAGCGCATTTCATGGTTTCCTTTGGTCCCATGCGCAGTTCGTTGCTGGCCGATTGTAAAAGAGACGCGGTGGTAAAAGGCGTGGGTGGGGGGCGAATCGCCAAGACAGGGGCAGCAACAGACAACCGATGGTCAAAGTCCATGCTTGTGTTTAAAAAGGCCTCCACCTCGGATTCCTCGAAATCGGTTTGTATTTGGAACGGAATCACTCGGTCGGTGAAAAGTCCAGTGGTCTTGTACCGCATGCTTCCAGGCGAAGCCTTCATCGCCACGTAGTTGTCGTATACGAGCCGCAGAGCAGGCGTTTGGCACCGCCCCGCAGACAATCCTTGTGTTTTTTTTCTTGTTTCGTATTTTTTGTTTGTTTCGTATTTTCCATTAATTTGGGGCGTAAAGGCCGTCCATAGTTTGGGCGAGATGGTAAACCCGACCAACACGTCCAGAATTTGACGACATTGCTGGGCTTGTACGAGTGCCATGTTGAGCCGTGTCGGGTGCGCCACTGCGTGCTGAATGGCCGACTGGCTAATTTCGCGAAATAAGATGCGTGTAGTAGTCTCTGGATTTAAGTTCAACATAATGCACAAATGCCAGCCAATGGCTTCGCCCTCGCGGTCGTCGTCCGTGGCTATAATGACGGTTTCACATATTTTTGGACTGGCCATTTTTTTAATGATTTTCAGCTGGTCTGCCTTGGATTTCATGGGACTGTACGTGGGCGCAAACGTGCGGCTGGCTATATCAATGTTGCGAATGTGTGGTAGTTCGCGAATATGCCCAAAGCTAGCGACACACTCGTATCCCGTTCCCAGATATTCCTTTATTTTTTTACACTTGGCGGGGGATTCGACAATCACGAGCGCATACTTGGACACCGACATGATGGATTATTACTACGACTTACTGTTGCATAATATGATTTTACCAATCATTTTTATGCTTTTATTTTAGATTTGTCTAACAAATAAAAAAATGAAAATGAAAATAAATATCCAACCAAATGAAAGCAAGGAAAAATAAAGGCGAAATCATGTTGCAACGATTCACAACATTTCTTACGTGCACTTGCACGCAAAACCAAGTGGTCGAACAGCCGAACGATTTTCAGAATAAAATTGTTTTATACAATTTCCTTGCCGATAAAGAGGCATACAAAAATAAATGCGCGCCCCTTATTCACGAAATGGACCGCGATAGATTGCTGCGTGATTTCAGCACCTTGAATAAAGAGGGAATCGATTATTTTCAACTGGCACGCAATCTGGACGACGATGCATTCACCGAACGCGATCTCCAACACGTGTTGTATTTTCGTCCTTTATTGTGGTCTATTCTCAATACTGGCTACGAATATATATTGCTAGAATCAGAGAGAGAGATGGATATGCTGGCGAAAATAATCATGAAGAAATATTTATTGGGTGATTCCTCCGCTGGCAGAAAAATATTTGTACGCGTGCGCGTGGGCGACTCGCAGCATATCAAGGTGGTGTCGTACAATAACCGACGAACTAAAACGGGTGATTTAAATTTTACCGATGTAAAAGGATCGATTGAACAGGGGGAATCCGCCCAAGACGCCGTGTTGCGCGAAATGAAAGAAGAGCTGGGCGGCGACTGGCCGCTGTCGCGATATATATTGACGGAAGAAACAGACCGTCATTCGAAATATGTGCTGCAGATTTCCGAGGCCGAGTGCGCCGCCCATTTTGCGGCATTAGACACATCGGAATTAGACCCAGAAATCACCCACATTGTGCTGGAAACCATTGTTTGAAATCAGGAAATATAAAAAGAAAAATACCATTTCATTTATTTTTTTATCGAAAAAATGAAATAGAAACAACTTGCCATCTTAAAATAAAGTAATTTAATTGAGAATGTTGACTCAAACCGAAACAAACGTTGTAGCGGCAGCAGCTAAAGCGAATGTGGAAAACACGGGCATCATTACTCATTTGAATGTTGCTGATAAAAATAATATGGATGAACCGCCAATTAAAAAGGAAGAAATATGGAAAATGATGGCCGATTTGCTGCCCCCACAAAATCTGGTATCGGCCCATCAAATCGACTCGTACAACCATTTCATCCAGCACCAATTCGAGAAAACCTTTAAAATGTTTAATCCCATTTGCATTCGGTCCGAAAAGGATTTCGACTTGGAAACGCATCTATACAGCCTGGAAATCTACGTGTCGTTTGACAACATGCGGATGCATCGCCCGCAAATTTACGAAAACAACGGATCCACCAAGATTCTGTTTCCCCAAGAGGCGCGCACCCGCAACTGTACCTACGGTTCCCAAATCACCATGGACGTGCACGTGGAATACGTGGCCAGACACGGGGAAAAACTGGATCAAGTGAAAACCTATCGCAAGATGTTTCCCCGATACAATATTTGCAACAACATGCCCATTATGGTGCTATCGGATGTTTGCGAATTGAAGCAGTACAAGCACCTGGACATGGGAGAGTGCGACAAGGACGTGGGCGGGTATTTTATCATCAAGGGGTCAGAAAAGGTGGTGCTTGGGCAAGAGCGCTCGGCGGAGAATATCGTCCAATGCCACCACTTACCCAATAGCACCAAATATTCCATAAAGGCGGTGATTAAATGCACGCCCCCCCACAAGCTGATTTCGCCCAAGCAAATCGTTGCCTTTGTTTCCAAGACGGACGGTTCCATATTGATTGAAATACCTCGCATCAAACAGCCGATTCCCGTGTTTATTCTGTTTCGGGCTTTGGGGGTAATTTCGGACCTGGATATTTGTCGGCATATTTTGCTGGGTTCGAATTCGGATGCGGGCCCAGAAAATAAAAAGGAAAGCAAATTATTGAGCGAACTGCAGAGCTCTGTGTTGGCGGCAACCGAACAGTTGGACCAAGACGCCGCATTCCAGTACCTAATGACCTTTGCCGCATTCACCTATTACGTTCCGTCGTTCATCGAAAACAAGGACAAGATAAAAAGAATGAGGACCGAGGTCGGGGCGCTGCAAAAGGAACAATTTGTGCGCACGTTGCTGGAAAATGATTTGTTTGCCCACTGCCCCACGCTTATTCAAAAGCGGTACTTTTTGGGGTACATGGTGAATAAACTCCTTTGTACCAAACTTGGCTGGACCGCCGTGGGCGACAGAGACTCATACGTCAACAAACGCATCGATACCACTGGATTTTTGCTGAATAAACTGCTGGTGAACCAAGTGAATAAAATAAAGAAAAATATTATCAAGGCAGGCATCAAGGAGATTGACGGCGGGGTGTGGAAATCCACCAACGATTTTACCAGCATCATCAACTCTACCAACATTGAAAATATCATCAATTCCACCATTGAGGCAAAGTTCATCCGCGCCCTTTCCACTGGCGATTTCAGCATCACGTACAATGCCAGCGACAACAAAGTCGGTGTGGCCCAGGTGCTGAATAGATTGACCCACATTGCATACACCAGCCACCTGCGCCGCGTCTCGCGGTCCATCGATAAAAATGGTAAATTGGTGGAGCCGAGAAAATTGCACTGCACCTCTTGGGGATACTTTTGCCCTTACGAAACACCAGAAGGCGCATCGGTGGGTATCGTGAATAATATGAGCGTCATGACGCATTTTACGATGCAAACAGACTACCAAACACTGTACAAAACCATCGCGCCGTATGTGATTCTGTTGGAAGACCTTTCTTTCGACATGTTTTGCCAAGCTGGTAAAGTGTTTTTAAACGGAATGTTCCTGGGTATTTCAAAAGAAGACCCCATTCATACTGTGAAGGAATTAAAGAAGCTCAAACACCGCGGAATTATCAATATATTTACGTCCATCTACTACGATTACGCCAACATGGAAATTTGCATCGGGTCCGACGCGGGCCGCTGCACCCGCCCCCTATTTCGCGTGAAAAACAATCGCCTGCTATTTACTCGGGGAATTTTAGCCGATATTTTAAAGGGCGAGACCACCTGGAACGACTTGTTTCTGTGCAGCAAATACGGAAATTCCGTCATGGAATACTTGGATCCACTCGAGCAAAATGGCGCGGTGATTGCGTCGAGCGTCACAGATTTATGCCGCGTTGGGGACAACAATACTGGCTCGCTGCAATACACCCACTGCGAAATCGACCCGTCTCTTATTTTGGGCATGACTGCGTCCTGCGTTCCTTTTCCCGAACACAACCAGTCTCCCCGCATCGTATACCAGTGTGCCCAGGCAAAACAGGCCATCTCGGTGTACATGAGCAATTTTTACAACCGCCTAGACAAGACGGCCTACGTGCTCAATTATCCGACCAAGCCGCTGGTGGACACGCAAATCATGAACATCCTCAAATTCAACGAAACGTCGTCTGGGTGCAACATTACCGTGGCCATCATGTCTTATTCTGGGTACAACCAGGAAGATTCCATCTTGATGAACCAAGGTTCCATTGACCGCGGAATGTTCCAGAGCACCATTTACCACTCGGAAAAAGACGAAGACAAAATGCAAAACGAAGTGAGCGAGGTTCGCGGCATGCCCGACATTGCCAAAACCGAGAAAATCAAAACAGGCGACTATACCAAAATCAACGCAAGTGGGTTTATCCCCAAAGACCAGCTCGTAAACGACCGCGATGTTATCATGGCCAAGGTATCGGTGCTCAAGGAAAACACCGCCACTGCCGCGGCTGCAGGTCAAGGGCAACCGTGCAAATACACCGACAAGAGCATTCTTTTGAAAACATGCGGCGAGGAAGTGTACATCGACAAGAACGTGCTCGAGGTCAACGGCGACGGATACCAAGTCGCCAAGGTGAAAACGCGCGCCACCCGCAAACCCATCATCGGGGACAAATTCAGCAGCCGTCACGGGCAAAAAGGTACCGTCGGCTGCATCATTGCGGAAAAAGACATGCCCTTTACCGCGTCTGGGGCGCGCCCCGACATTATCATCAACCCCCACGCAATCCCCTCTCGCATGACCATCGGGCAACTGCTCGAGTGCACCCTCGGCAAAGTCCTGGTCGAAATGGGATTGTTTGGCGACGGAACCTGCTTCAACGATTCCGTCACCGTCGACTGGATCTCCCAGAAACTGCTCGGGCTCGGCTACGAAGCCCACGGCAACGAACTCATGTACAGCGGCGAAACGGGACAGCAACTCGAGTGCTCCGTCTTCATGGGACCGACCTACTACCAGCGCCTCAAGCACATGGTCAGCGACAAGCAGCACGCCAGAGCCACTGGACCACCCGTCGCCCTCACACGTCAACCGTCTGAAGGCAGGAGCAGAGGCGGGGGACTACGAGTTGGCGAAATGGAAAGGGATTGTGAAATCGGCAACACGCAAATTAGTCTCACAAATGGTCTCAGCGTGAAAATCGGTGAAATGCAAGACTGTGGTTGGGAGGTTTTAGGCTGGGATTCCGAGCTGCAACAATGCGTTCCCGCCAAGCAAACGCATTTCATGGACAAGGGTGAACGTGAATGTGTTCAGCTGACTTTCCAAGACGGACGTACCAAAATATGCACACCTGAACATCCTATTCTTACTTCGGAAAACACCTGGACCAAGGCTAAAGACTTGGTGCCAAACGAAACGCGAGTGAATGCAAGCGTAACATGCCCTCTGCTTGAACTAGATAAAGAAATAAAGGAATGTGATGGGTGGAGTTTAACTTTCGGAAAAATAACTTTGACCACCGACACCAAAGAAAATTATTTAAGAACTATAGCGTTTATGCGTATCTTGGGATATTTAATTACCGATGGAAGTCTTTATTACAAAGACAACGATATTTCTGGCACTATTTACCTTGGCCACATGATTGACGTAAAGTCCATGCTGGATGATTTGGAATACTTTTACGAGTACAAACAAAAACAATATGTGTGTAAAAATTTGTATTATATTCGATTACCATCGCAATTTGCCAGAGACATTATTCAACTCCCTGGAATGTTAACGGGAGCACGAGTGAATCAACCTGGAACGTGGCCAGCGTTTATTTTGCAAGAAACCTGCCCCAGACCTTTGGTGCGTGAATTTCTCGGTGGGGTATTTGGTGGCGACGGCCATACATGTGTGCTTGGTATGCATCGTGGAAAACGCGACATACTTACATCGGTCGAATTTTCCCAGTCTAAGCACATGCAACATGTAGATTCTCTGCACGCCATGATGGTGCAGCTCCAAGATATGTTGAAGAAATGCGGCATTCATAAGACAACCATTCAAAAAGCAAAAGAAACGACTTGTTCCAGGAAAATAAAAGGGAAGATTCGTTCTTATCAAACCAATCTTCATTTGGAGTTGAGTGAACTTATTCCTTTTGCGGAAAATATTGGGTTTCGTTATTGTTGCCACAAGTCTCAACGTTTGGAAGCAGGCGTTGCTTACCGTCGCCTAAGAAACACGGTGGAACGTCAGCACAATTGGCTGGTGAAACATGTGGATGAGTCGATTGGATACACGGAATCGAAAAAGAACCATCCGACGAAAAAGCTGAACACGAAACAAGCCATTTTAAATGCAGTGAAAGAGCTGGAAAAGACGGAAGCTTTGGTGCACAAGTATGCAATTCCCACCACCCACGACATGGTGGACCATTGTGTAAAAGGAACCAAGTTTGGCAAATTCGCATCCAAGTCCTTTCCCACGGCCGAGGAATTCATCCAGGAAATCGGGGCACTCTCTTGGTTCAACAATAACGAAGATGATTTGTTGAAAAAGAAACAAATGATGGATGAAATGCAAGAAAAAGAAAAGAATGAATTAAAGGAGGATAATGAATTGAATGAAATAGAAGGGACCAATGCAACTCAATGCACCAATAGTAGCACCGCATATGGCGTGCATAGGGGCTGCGAGGGGCTGCCCGCCATGGATTTAAAGCTGATTGACATTCGTTCCGCTGGCGTGCATCCCGTGTTTGACATTACCGTTGACCGCGTGCACTCGTTTGTGGCCAACGGCATTGTCGCTCACAACTGCATCGCGGCCCATGGAGCGGCCACCTTTATGCGAGAGCGGCTGTACGAATCGTCCGACAAGTATGCCGTGCATGTGTGCAACGAATGCGGACTCATTGCGGCGTACAACGACGTGAAACACGTGCATCTGTGCAACACGTGCGAGAACCGCACCAACTTTTCCAGGGTGGAAATCCCGTATGCATGCAAGTTACTGTTTCAGGAACTGGCGGGGATGAACGTGATTCCGCGCGTCATTACCACGGAATTCCTGGCGAAATAATTGTTGAGAAATTTAGAATAAAATATTTATTTTTTAATATTGGTTATCCTAACAATGAATAAATATTTAGTTGAATTTTTAGGAACCATGCTCTTGAGCGTGGCCGTGTTTGCCACTGGTAATTATTTGGCCATTGGAGCGGCTCTTGCGATTGCCGTGCTGTTGGGCGGCGCCATTTCGGGGGGCGCGTTTAATCCCGCCATTGCCATTAGTATGTTTTACGCGGGGAAATTATCGCAGTCGGACCTGATTCCCTACATCATTGCCCAAATTGCTGGCGCCCTGGCTGGCGTGGAATTGCTAAAACAACTCAAGTAAATAAAAACAAACAACAAACGACGAATGAGAAAAGTAAAATATTGCCATGAAGTAATACATCCCCATGAGAAAACACGCAACAAGGAACGCAACAAGGAACGCAACAAGGAACGCAACAAGAAAAAGACCGCGTAGAGGCGGTTATTTCGAAACAATCACTTCGTGGTTCGGAACGAAAAAAGCAGATGACGCTGCAGCAACAACACCAGCTCCTGCCGCAGCTGCAACAACAACAACTGCAGCAACAACAACAACGCCAGTCTCTGCGCCCGTACCGAGTCAATTGGATCCCATTACTGGCGGAAAACGCAAGAAACGTAATAAGAAGCGTAAAACACGTAAAAGAAGCAGCAGACGTCGTCGCAGAAAATAAGCAAGTGATATGGTAAATAAATTATATCCATGGTTTATTTTACTTTATTGCATTTGGAAAAAAAGTAAAATAAATTGTATAGTAATGGAGAAATCGGCAACCAAGGCATTTCGCACCGCATCGAGCAAATTTTCCACGCTAAGCACCAATAAAACTTTTTTATATGTGGTCGCCGCTCTCGCGGTATTTTCCGTGGTGGGCTATCTAGCGAGCAACCAGCTGAGAGCCGTGGTATTTTTCGCCCTGATTGCGGTGCTCACGTCAAAATTCACCCCCAACATGTCCATCGTTTTACTGATTGCCGTGCTGGCCACTAGCTTTCTGGTTTCCATAAAGGCGTTTCGCCAAGGTCGTGAAGGCATGACTGACGAAACGTCCAGCACCGAAACATCGGATGCCAATGCGGACGTGGAAGACAAGATGGACCCGCCCGCGAAAAAAGCGCTGGCCATGGTAAAAACCACGCCGAGCATCAAGGACGCCAAAAAGAAAATGGCCAAGGGCGCGGAAGCCAAGGAACTGGTGGACCAGCATCAGATGAGCACAGAGGCCGCACCCAAAGAGGGCGACCCCGAGCCCATGACGTCCATGACAAAGAACCAAAACAACACCAAGGGCGGCGGTGCATCTCGCATCGATTATGCATCCACTCTAGAGTCCGCCTATGGCAACCTGGAATCGGCGCTGGGAAGCGGCGGCATCAAGCAACTGACGGCAGACACGTCCAACCTCATGTCGCAGCAAAAGGAGCTGTTTCAGTCCATGCAGCAAATGACGCCGCTGATTAACGACGCGAAATCCATGCTCAAGGAACTCGACATGAAGAGCCTGTCTGGACTCGCCAACATGGCGGCTGGCGTCGATGCAACAAAGCAGTAATTGTAAATTCAAATTATTTAAAGATATCTATTTTTACATAATCAACACAAAATAAAACATCGGCTCGCCTCGAATGGCAAATAGGCGAAATTATAAAAGAAATACGCGGTCGGACTCACTGCTATCGCCTCGGATTCCGTCAGGTCGTCCATAAACACGCCGTTGTCGCTCACAACTTCTATCGAAACATATCCAATTTCTTTTTTGTTTTCTTTTTTAGTTTTGTTAGTCTGATTAATATTCTGGAGCAAATGTATCCAGGCAATCTGCGCTCCCGCCACAAAGTCATCGTGACTTAACGAGCAGACGCTTGATGATCGCAGCGAAGCAAAGCACGAAATCACCAGTTTGTCTTTTATAAATGTCTGTGTATTGCGAAAGAAATAACACGCCAGTACTTCGTCACCCGATAGACACACGTACGCCATGATGTTATCCGTGCGAATGCATTCCATGAGATTTCCGATGCTTGGTATAATAAAAATATCTTTTTTAGAATCTTTCATTTCTTTTTGCAAAAAATCATATAAAATGCGAATATTCGTCACCGTTACTGGAATCACGGTTGTCCCCGCGTCCAAATCGGTATCCACAACTACGTCCGATACGGGATAGCATTTGGTCATATATGTGGTCAGCGGCACAATACCAGTCAGCTCGCCCTCTCGTTTAAAAAGACTAACGGATATTTTGCGAGACTGGTGACTTTGCACGTATTCGTGCGTTTGAATGAGCTGTGGTGCCACGTTTTGCTTGCGCCGCGTCTTGTCTACGCACAAAAAATCCACGTAATACGCGGGAAATTCTATGGACAAGCTTGCCGACGTTTTTATAAAAATGTTTAGAGGTCGGCTTGTCATGACGCCAATCACCCTTTCCACGTTGATAATTTCATTCTTGTTTTCTTTATTTTCTTTGTTAGGTTTGGTAAGAAATTCTTGGTCCGCAAAGGTGGAAATAAAACAGGGAAACTCGTGCCCAACAAAATACGGAACCAGCTGGTGCAGCGTCGGAACGTATTCGCATGCCTTTTCTCGCAAATAATGCGTCTGCACACAACCCAGAACTTGGTTCCACAAAACCGCCTTGTCTTGGACCGTATCGTTGTTAATGACGGCGGTTTTCACCTTTTGAAAATTCACGTACTTGTTTTTCTCTGGCAGGCGTTGCGAAAGGATGCCGCAATTGCCGCAATTGCCGCAATTGCTTAGCCACAGATGCAGGTCGTAGTAATGAAAGACTGGTTGAATCGCCCAAAAAGGATGCTTGAAGCGGTTCCACGCTAACAAACAGCAAAATAAGAGGAACAAAAAGAAAAATAAATAAATAAAAAGGGAAACCGCAAACATGGGCGTCGAATTCAAGTGCATTTAATTTTTGTTAGGTTGTTTACTATTCCAGGTGTTTTATTTGCTGTAAAAATCGGATTACGGCAGATAAAAGATAATTCATCTTCCCAGCACTTCCTCGGTCAGCGGGTCAATCTGGCAGCAATAATACGCCTCGATATCTTCCACCAACCCCTTGTCCCGCTTCACCACCATGTTTATCGCCGTGCCCTTTCGCCCCCATCTACCGCTGCGTCCAATTCGGTGCAGATAATTGTGCACGTTTGACGGCACATCAAAATTAATCACCATATTCACCTGCTGCACGTCTATTCCGCGCGCCGTCACGTCCGACGAAATCAAGACCCGCGACTCCCCCGTCTTGAACTGGTTAAACGCCCGCTCGCGCTCCCCGCGGTCCATCTTGCCGTGGATGCAGCACGCGGGAAACTGGTCGCCCATCATGGCGTCGTACAGCGTACACACCCGCTGCACCGAGTTGCAGTAAATGATACACTGCGCCATGGAAATATTCTGGTATAAATCCTTGAGCGTCTCGTATTTTTGCTGGTCGTTTTCCACCGACACGTAGTACTGCTTGATGCCGTCTAGCGACAGCTTATCCGCCGCCACGCTAATGGTAACGGGGTCTTTCATGAACCGCGCCGAAATGCGCAAAATATCGGGCGGCAAGGTGGCGCTAAACAGCGCCACGGTGGCAGTCTCAGGAATCATCTGAAAGATGTTGTAAATCTGCTCCTCGAACCCCGTCGACAGCATCTCGTCGGCCTCGTCCAGCACAATGAGCCGAAGTTGGTCCAGCTCGATGAGCTTGCGGCAAACCATGTCGTAGACGCGCCCAGGGCAACCGACAATCACGTGCGGAATCGTGCGCTGCATGTCGCGGGCGTCGTCGCGAATCGCCGTGCCGCCGACAATTGTTTTTACGTGCAGCTCGGGCATCATGGACCCAATCTTGGTAATTACGCCGGCGCTCTGGCCCGCCAGCTCTCGGGTGGGCGAGAGAATGAGAATCTGGGTCTTGTGGAGCGCAGTAACGACGCGAGACAGTGCGCCGATAGAAAAAGCCCCCGTCTTGCCCGTTCCAGACTGGGCCTGGGCAATCAAGTTGCGTTTTTCAATCATGGGTTTGATGGCGGTGCTCTGAATGAGACTGGGCGTCTCGAATCCATAGGAAAAAATGCCGCGTAAAAGATTCGGCGAAATATCCAGCTCGTCAAACGACTTGATGGCTTCTTCCATGTCCTTTTCTTTTTCTTTTTCTTCGCTTTTCGAAATTTCGGCGGTTGTGTCCATTATTTAATTAGCAATGTTGTTTTTAACTTGTTTTTCTCTTTTTTTTGAAATAATTATCTCATGGCTCTGTTTTTAATTCGTTCCAATCTAGAAAGAGTTCCTTGAGCGGTATGATTCGATTTTATCATTTTTTTCTTTTTCTGACATTCTAATTTTGTATTCCTTGTTTAATTTAGCGTCAAAATTCGCATGCAATTCGTTTTGAACCATGGACCGTTTACTGTATATTTTAGGTTCATTTGGTTTGGTTTTCATATACATTATAGGTCCATATTCCGTCTAGTAAATATTTTTAGACACGATAAATTCGCCGATGCACCACGTTTCTTGGTTTTCGTTCATTATTATAATGACTTAAATGTTCTATTCGAGTCGTTTTCTTAAAATCATTGATCGAGCCAATTTATTACGTTTGTAGGATGATTAGCGAAAAAATGTTCGTAAGCTTCTGCCGATTCTGCTTCCACATATTCGTCTAAATCAGCCGCTATTTTGCCCCATTGTGGATGAATTGCTGTAAAGACAGACACCCATACGAAATAATCTTCTTGAATTTTCCCAGTAAGTGTCCAGCCACTTGTATGAGTTCGTGTGTACGTTGCCGTTAAATCAAAATTGCCATTTGTAATGCCGTCTTCACATACTGCATACTCGTCCAATGCTACCGCGTCATAATTACACAAACCTATTCCGAAATCTTTTCCAAAAGTATAAATCATTTGATTAATTGTATTTATATCATTTTTTATATATCATTTTTTTTCATAATTACGAAATAAAAATAAAGGAATAATACAAATGGCTGCAAAAAATATACTTGTAATTGTTCTTGTTATTATTTTAGTCATCATGTTGATAAAATACATAAGCAATAATTCCGACACTTTAACTGGATTAAGTGCGGCTGACACGGTGCAAAAAATAGACGCTAGTGCTTTAGAGACGGGAGTCAATGTGGCCGCCTCCAACTACTCTTATTCAATCTGGTTCTACGTGGATGATTTCAATTATAAATTTGGCGACCAAAAGGCCATCTTTGGCCGCATGAGCCAAGACACGGACGTCAAGCAGCCGTGCCCGGTGGTTTATTTAGGAAGAGAGCAAAACAACATTGACGTCGTTTCCACGATTTACCCAGGCGACAGCACCACCGCCGTTGTCACCGAAGACCAAATGACGATTCACACGTGCTCGGTTGCCAACGTGCCTATTCAAAAATGGGTAAACCTCATCGTTAGCGCCTACGGCCGCACCATGGACATCTATCTAGACGGAAAACTGGTGCGGACATGCATTTTACCTGGCGTGAGTCGCATCGATTCGAATGCAAACGTGTTTGTGACGCCGAATGGCGGGTTCTCGGGCTGGACGTCGAAATTCCAGTACTGGCCCGAGTCGTGCAATCCGCAAAAGGCGTGGAACATTTACAAAAAAGGCTACGGCGGCAGCTGGCTAGGAAACATGTTTGGTAAGTATACCGTCAAGATTTCGCTCATGGAGGGCGACGTGGAAGACAACTCGTTTGAGTTTTAATTGTTTTTGTTTTGTTTTTTTTAATTTAATGCGTTGGATAGCGTATAAAGGGCATTTCCATAACCAACTTGTAATTCTGAACCGAATGAATTTTCGGGCGAATAGTTTGTGAAACAATCCAACAAAAAGTTAGCAGCCCAAGATGACTGAAGAACGACAAGTTCGACAGAAAGGTCATGAATTCTCATCCACACAACAATAATTAAAGCTGAAAGAACATCGGATGAATTATTTTTCGGATCGTTGATAAACCGCTGAAGTACATGCTGACATGCAAATGCGTCGCCACAACAATCATTGCAATAAGTTAAATAATCTTGAATTGTAGTGGCAAATTCCTGATTATTTGTTAAATCGCAATCAACTATTTTTCCAGAACGAAGTTGCATGATATACTTGGTTTTACACCTTTGCACATTTAAAACGCCGAATTTACGGCGAAAAAAATGCAAAAATGCAAAAATTTGGGTAGTATTCGTCTTGATACGAATATGAATTTAATCGTCTGTTAATCATTTTATTTCATTTTTTCCATCATGTTTTTATAAATAAAATGGTCTAGCGGTTTTGGTTTAAATTTAGATGCGAAATAATAAGAATGACGCTTGCTAACATGCTGCGAAATATGGACGGTTATTGCTCTGCTCCCAATATATGAAAATGCTTGGAAATATCGAAACATGCTGCTATGTTTATATATTTTTATTATTTATGTTGTTTTTTTCGCTATTTTTTCAAAAGATTCTATTTTTAAATATTCGCAAAAATGTCGTCTCACGATATACATTAAACAATTATTTGGGTCCCAATCACTACGCCAGGTTTCATGCGCGTTTAACGAGCGCATGTGCGGATTAAACTGGTCGTAATAATCACACGCAGCCTGCTGTGTTTTAAATATTTTCTTCATATATCCGACATGTTCGCTTTTTCCATTCCATTCAGGATGGCTTTTATGCCCCCTAATATCAAATCGTTGAACCTCTAAAATATATGTAGAATTCATTATTACATACATTTGATGATATTTTCATGTTGTTTTTCTTTTTTCTAATAATAAAATCTTAAAAATCATCCGTGAATTCAAACGCGTTTTCGCTGTCGCGGTTCGCCAACGCATACGAGTCGTTGCGTTTCTCAAAGAAATTCACCTTTCCCTCTAAACTAATCTGCTCCATGAAATCAAACGGGTTTGCCGCCTTGAATATCTTGCCGTAGCCAAATTGCACACTCAGTCGGTCCGCCACAAATTCGATATACTGCGACATGAGTCCCGAATTCATGCCAATCAAGCGACAAGGCAACGCCTCGCAGATAAACTCCTGCTCAATCGCCACCGCCTCTTTTACAATCTCGACGAATTTGGCCTTTTTAATGCGGTGATGCAGCTTGCTATACAGCAAAATGGCAAACTCGCAGTGCAGCGCCTCGTCCCTGGAAATCAAGTCGTTGGAAAACGTAAGCCCAGGCAAAAGCCCGCGCTTTTTCATCCAGTAGATGCTGCAAAACGCGCCAGAGAAAAAGATGCCCTCGATGCACGCAAACGCCACCAGGCGCACCGCGAAACTGCTGCGGTTGTCGTGAATCCACTTTTGACACCACTCTGCCTTTTTCTTGATGCAGCCATAGTGCGTAATGGCGTTAAACATGCGGTTCTTCTCCTCAGAATCTTTAATGTACGTATCAATGAGCAGACTGTACGTGTGGCTATGAATATTTTCCATGGCAATCTGAAAGCCGTAAAACGCGCGGGCCTCGGAAATCTGCACGTCGTTCATGAACCGCGTGGCCAGGTTCTCCAGGACGATGCCGTCGCTCGATGCAAAAAACGCCAGGATGGTGGACACGAAGGAGCGCTCGTCGTCGGACAGCGTGAGCCAATCCGCATAGTCTTTGGACAGGTCAACCTCCTCGGGCTTCCAGAAACAATCCACCTGGGTTTGGTACATTTTCCAAATATCGTCGAATTGGATAGGAAACATTACAAACCGATTGTCGTCTGGGGTCAGAATGAGTTCGGTTTGTTTTGCTGCTGCCATCGATTCTGTTCTGGGTTGATGGCGTTCCTTAACTATACATGGCACATATTATTTAATTCGTTTTTGTTCTTGTTCTTGTTCTTTTTATTTTCAGGGATTCAACCCCGATAAAACTTGGTCATTTCCTCCACAAAGTCGTCGATTCGTTCCGCCTCGAATTCGTCGTTTACACAATCTAAAATATGGCGGACCGCTACAATCGTATGCTTTATAAAAATTACATTATGCAATGCATACCAGTTATATTTGCCACGATTCATCACTTCTAACAAATTAGTTAACAGGTCGCGTATTTCCAAATCGGGTACCTGCGCCTTGTATTTATTTATGGTCAAACAAGCGGACCATATTTTGGCGTCATATTCACGACAATACTCTACCGGATAAATTTTAGACGTGTTTCTGTTCATCATTTTTTTATATTGAATATAAATCGCATCATTTATTTCATTTTTGTTAGATATCTAACAAAAAGAAAAAATATCACATAAAAATAACGTGTAAGAATAATGACGACGACTTTATTTTGGACCATTGACCCGAAAACATTAATTGGCAGCACGGATATTTTACCCAGTCTGCACATGACGCTCGAGGAAAAGATGAATGCCATTTCTCGTATGGTAATCGGCCTCACGCTGTTTGGTTTTTTGTTGACGCAGCGCCCCGCCTTTTTACTCGTGGGAGCACTCACTCTGGCCATTTTGGCCGCCGTGTATAAAATACAAATGCGCGGAAAACAAAAAGGACTGTTATTGGAGGAAGGATTTGCCAATCCCAAACTAAATCGCGATTCTTTTCACAAAGAAAAGGGAAATTACCAACTGGACCAGGACGCAGCCACGATTGGCGACTTGTTGGATACCGCTCCCATCACGTTAGACACGGTTCCTAGGCAGAATTATCACGCCATCAATAAAAAGAATCCCATGGGCAACGTGCTGCTCACTGACATTACCGACGACCCGAACCGCAAATCTGCGCCGCCCGCGTTCAACCCCGACATTTACGAGGACATCAACGCCGCCACCAAGAAACAAACCCAGTACTTGAACCCAGGCATCAAAAATACCGACAAGCAGCTCTACGGAGATTTAGGCGATAATTTCAAGTTCGACACGGAAATGATGCGCAACTTTTATTCCACCGCTAATACGCGGGTGGCCAACGACCAAGGAGCATTTGCCCAGTTTTTATACGGAGACATGCCGTCTGGCAAGAGTTCTGGACCCGATGGCGCGTTTGCCCGCGTTCAAGACAACCCGAGGTACAACTTGTATTAATTATTTGGTTTTATGTTTCATTTAGAAAATTATACACCATTGGCGCACCATAACTCGCCTTTGTCATCTGGACCAAAACGTCGTATTCCAAGCGACCCTGCGTGTTGACAATGCGGACACACGCAAAAAATTCTGTAACTTTGGTTTTTTTCATGGCATTCGTGGTGCATTGCAATATTTTTATCATTACTGGCATCTATTGCATAATAATAAATATCTGTCATTTTATTTTATACACAAAACATTTCAAGTTGTTTTGCTCGTTTTTATTTTTGTCCATCTAACAAAACCAAAATAATGGTTTAATTTCTTATTTTTTAACATTGCAAAAAACAATGGACGTAAAAAAAGAAAAAGGAGTGAAGGAAATAGAAGACACCAAGGTTGACGAAATAAAAAAAGAGGTCGAGGAAATAAATTCAGAGTTAATTACAACCGCCGTTGAAACCATCCATGCGAATTCTGTCGCACCTTTATTAGTCGCAGAACCCGTCTCGCAACCTTCACCAATCATACCCATACCTGTGAAAATCGTACCTTCAGACACGGCGACCATCAAACAATGTGCCGAAGAGTACTTGAAAATCACTTGCTCCAAGGTGGTGTTTGTGTATACAGGTCTCAAGGTCGGTTCCACTTCTTTGGTGTCTTCCTTTCGCCTTTTCGCGTCCAAGAAAATCAACGTGTTTCACTTTCACAACGAAAACATGCTGCCCCAGAAATTTAAAGACGCGGGCGTCACCATCAACGACTTGATTCATTACTGCGCAACCGTTCTAGACAAAAAAGTCTACGTGATTGACGTGTACCGCACGCCCATTGAAAAGAAGATTTCCACGTTTTTCGAGCGAGCCGCCGTGCACCATTTCAACGCGCCCGAGACAGTCGTGGCGACATATCCCGTAAATAAATTGATAAAACGGTTCAACCAGGTGTTTCCGTACATTGGGACGGAAGATTACTTGAGCGAATGCTATGGCGACAAAGTGCGAGACAAGGTATCCCAAGAATTTCCCAATGGGTTTCCACCTATGCAGCACCATTTAGCGTTTGATTGCGGCATGGTAAAATATATTAAACTGCGGCTGATGGATTCCATGCACTGGGGAAGCATCTTATCCACCATCTTTGGCATGCACATCGAGGTGGTGACCGATTACGCGAGCGACAAAAAGGCGCTGGGCAGCTTGTACGTGGCGTTTAAAAGGGAATACAAGATTCCCGAGGCGTATTTGAATTTTGTGAAATATTCGGACACGCAATTTGCCTTTTATTTGTCCCAAAAAGAACGCGCGGCATATATTGCGAAATGGGGTTGCTGTCATCCAGATACCAATGCAGATGCAGTTCCTTTTACAGACCAAGAATATGCGTTTTACTCGCAGATGTCCAAGGAAAATAGTTATATGGACAAGGTGGAGCGAACCGAGGAGCATTATTTGGACGAGGGATGTGTGTGCGACGCGTGCATGAAACGGCGAAAAGAAGTGGCGGAGAAAATCATCGCGGCGCCGCACCACCCCATTAACGCGTCACACCGAATTCACCACCGAGAAGCCGTGAAAAAACACATGATTCATCGAGTGGCGACAAGTGTATCGACGAATCGCATGGCGACAAGTGTATCGACGAATCGCATGGCGACAAGTGTATCGACGAATCGCATAGCAGAAAATAACGGCGGAATTCGAATGCGAAATGAAGCAGCAACATCAAATATATTAAGTACAGGTATTCGCTTGCGTAAAAGTGGACGCAACCGTCGCAAAAGCAGGTCGCGCAGTTATAGCGTTCGGATGAAATTATTTTAATTTACACCATTGCACTTTTCAAGTGCATGGAAACAGTTGCCTTTGTCACTGATAAACCGCCGAGTACTCGGCGGTTTAAATGTGCAAAGGTGTAAAACAATATAAAACCATTTTACATAAATATCATAATGGACAATTATGATATGGTAAGTATTTCTTCGGGACAAATTGTAAAAAAAGTATCATCGAGCATCACCGCGTCTTTACCAGAGGCACACGATTTACCAGAGGCACACGATTTACCAGAGGCACACGATTTACCAGAGGCACGCGATTTACCAAAGGCACGCGGTTTACCAGAGGCACGCGATTTACCAGAGGCACGCGATTTACCAGAGGCACGCGATTTACCAAAGGCACGCGATTTACCAGAGGCACGCGGTTTACCAGAGGCACGCGATTTACCAGAGGCACGCGATTTACCAAAGGCACGCGGTTTACCAGAGGCACGCGATTTACCAAAGGCACGCGGTTTACCAGAGGCACGCGATTTACCAGAGGCACGCGATTTACCAAAGGCACGCGATTTACCAAAGGCACACGATTACATGGTAAATAGCACAAATACTGAAATGTCAAACAACAATGCAGATTTGAATTCGTTGAGTGTGCCAATTAAACGGAAAAAACAAGTAATGATTATTGAGCCGGATATCATTGAAAAATATAAATTACGCAATGTAAGAAAGGTCGAAAACGTTAAGGACAACAAGCGCATTTGTTATTCTTTTGTAAAGGTGGCCGTGCTAATTTCGGTAATAAGTGGCACCGTGTTTTATATTTGGAAAAAATAGCCTCAATTGTCATGACGAATCAGTTAACAACAACTACAACTGTTTTCCAAGCTCGCAAATGATTTACACCCTTGATAGAAAAACAAGAACGTCCATCCCCATTTTCAAAAGAAGAGGAAAAGTTGGATCGTCGTAGGTGAAATTCCTACTATTGATTTTGCATTTTTCTTATTTTTTGAAAATGGGGATGGACGTTTGAAATGAGAAAGGTGTAATGAATTCTCCTTGATTATTTTTTATATTCATTACAAATTTTATACTAAAAATTGTTTAACCCTCTAAATGTGCAAAGGCTACTCGCAACCAGCATTGGAAATATATTGCGACATAATAAAAAATAAATATGTTTTATATATATAATGAGTGTTCAAAGTGGTAGCCAATTAAATATACATACAGAAGTTCAGGATAGGAGTTATTGCAATAATTGGTGGAATATACAAAAGAAATATAGATTTCAAATTAAAAATATGTCAAGATGTTTTGTAAGAATAATTATTGCACGAAAAGAATATAACATTACACAGTTCTCAATTGCTGGTGGGCCGACTGGTGTGGCAATTGGAGGTTCTGCGGAAATAAAAAATTGTGCCGTAGAATTGGATTTATATCCAAATAATATACGTGGCAGTGGACCGTTATCCATTTATCAAAATCATAAAAATCCTTGTTATATTAGTTTATTTATTATAGATCCAAAAAATTATCATTCTAAAGATACGTCCAATATAAAAAATTGGAAATCTGTATTTATAAATAATGAAATTGATGTGAGTAAGTTTGACTTAATTATACCACATTCTTATCAAAATTATTTACCTCCATTATCTCATTGGAACCCATAATATGTTCAGTAATATTTTTACACGAAACATTTAGAATATTACCCCTTTTCTCATTTATGAACAGGATTCAATTTTTTCGTCGCGTGGGCATTTGTGCGAAGAAAAATGATTACGGACTATCCATGCCGAATTCCTGCCATTCTTCGTTCTTGTAATCGTATCCAAATGTATTGCAAAACCCATCGTCGTCCTTGTAATCATACATAATAAAGCCATTTTTTGTTGAACGTTGCTGTTTCATAAACTGGAATTTCCAATTCTTAGATACAAACATGGATTCAAACGACACATTCTTGTCGATTTTCGTTTTCCACACGCGCGACTGATGCAAAAAAATAAAATTGGTTCCAGGTAATCTCGCACAGGTAAAATACATATCGTTGGAATCAATCGTTCTGTTGTGAACCAGATTGTCAAATGCCACGTCGGGTCGATACGAAGCAAAAGACGTTCTCAAGTCATCGGGAGCAACAGGAGGGGGGAAAAACGCATAACTCATGGCAATCATTTGTTAGTTCGAGTGACAATTGTTTATATATAGGTGTTGTATTTAACTGTTTTTATTTATTTTTGTTGGGTTTTGTTAGGTTTTGTTAGGTTTTGTTAGGTTTTGTTGATTTGATTTGATTAGAAAAAGTAAAAGTAAAACGCGGAAAATATAATATACGGCCACAATAAATGGAAGCAGCGATTCCCATCATTGCACTAGGAACTATGTGGATTGCATCACTGCAAAATGGAAAATCTAAATCAAACCAAGGAAACAACCAAGCCGAAGCTTTCACCAACATGGGCAAGCGCTCCAATCACCTGCCCAACACGGACATTCCCCCGCGCAACTACCCCGTCATGGACGAAAAGGAGCTGGTCGACAACACCATTCGCAAGTACCCGAACCCCAACGCGGCCACTGCCACCTACCTGAACCAAAGCGCCTACGAATCCAACGAGCGCGCGGGAAACGTGGTCGGCGACAACATCCAAAACATCTACTCTGTTTCGGGCAACTACCGGAATTCGGCGGAATTCAAGCACAACAACATGGTACCGTTCAATGGAGGAAAAGTGCGCGGGCAACTCTACAACAACAACAACGCGGAAGCCGTGCTCGACAATTACGCGGGCACGGGGTCGCAGATGATTAAAAAAATAGAGCAAGCTCCTCTGTTTGCTCCCCAGGACAACGTGCAGTGGACCAACGGCGCGCCCAACCAGACCGACTTTATCCAGTCCCGCATGAACCCTGGGATGCGAAACAACATGGTGAAACCATTTGAATCCCAGCACGTCGGCCCTGGACTCGGCAAAGGATACACCACGGAAGGATCGGGCGGTTTTAACGCGGGCATGGAAGACCGCAATGCCTGGCTACCCAAGACCGTGGACGAGCTGCGTGTCGCCACCAACCCCAAGGAAGAATTTTCCATGCTCGGTCACGAAGGCCCGAGCCAGTCCGTGGTGAAAAACGTGGGAAAGATTGGCAAGGTGGAAAAATACGCCCCAGATACGTTTTTCATCAACACGCAGGACCGCTGGCTCACCACCACGGGGTCGGAAAAAGCACCGCAGATGATTCCTCAGGAGCTGTTTAAAACGAGTCACCGCGAAGATACCACCACTTCTTTCACTGGCACACCCAGCGCCCAGCTGAAAACCGCCTCGTACGTCCCCAAAGTGAGTCAAGCTCCCAAGCGCGCCGAGCTGGCCGCCAACGACGTTGGCCACTCGTCCGCAGGCGGCCGCGGACCCCATGGTGAAAGCGTGGACAAGCGGCTGAAAAGCCACACCAATTTCAAAAACAACCGCTCGGAAAACTGCCAGCCCTCTACCATGCGGAGCGGATTCAGCGGCGCCATCGGGGCAGTCATTGCTCCCATCATGGACGTGTTGCGCGGCTCGAGAAAAGAAGAATACACCTGCAACATGCGGGTCTATGGCAACTCTGGGTCGGAAGTGCCAGGCAACTACGTGCAGACTGAGGGCGACGTCCCCGACGTAACGGTGCGTGAAACCACGTTGTACACGCCCCACGGCTACATCAACAACCAGACAGATGGCGGCGGCTATGAAACCAACGCCCAGCAGCCCATTTCGAACCAGCGCGATTCCACCACCGATTGCGGCACATTTTACTCGGCGTCGGGTGGAGCGGGTACCAGACACGGCAATCGCACGTACGAGGCCGATTACCGCGCGACCACCAACGTGCTCAAGGAAAAAACACTGCACGGTCGCACCAACCACGGCAACTCGAACCTGTTTAGCGGGGCGGCCTCGCAGGGCAAAGTATCCATGTCCAAGCTGGAATCCGACCAGGAAAACGGCCGCGTTCAAACCCCCGCGTCGCTCGTGTACAACGGGCCCAGCGTGGAAACCTTTGGCAAAATCAACGTGCCGCAGTACAACAACCAGTGCATCGGCTGCGAACGCATCGCCCCCGATTTATTAACAGCGTTTAAAGAAAATCCGTATACCCACAGTCTAACATACGCGGTTTAAATGAATGTATCAAACACATTTATTATCTTTTTACGTCGTTGGTCATAAAAATAAAAATAAAAAATGATTTATATCTGAACCATATTCGCAGTAAAAAAGAAAATGGTTGCCTACAAATATACCAAATCTACCTTTATTGGAAGCGATAACGAATTGTTGCATGTCACGGAATTGGATTGTTCTCATTGTGGGATTACTTCCTTTGAAGGATTAAATGCGCCCAATTTAACCGCGCTGTATTGTTCTTATAACAACTTGACTTCCTTTCAGCATTTGAATTGTCCTATGTTAACCACGCTTGATTGTTCTTATAACAACTTGACTTCCTTTCAGCATTTGAATTGTCCTATGTTAACCACGCTTGATTGTTCTTATAACAACTTGACTTCCTTTCAGCATTTGAATTGTCCTATGTTAACCACGCTTGATTGTTCTTTGAACAACTTGACTTCCTTTCAGCATTTGAATTGTCCTATGTTAACCACGCTTGATTGTTCTTATAACAACTTGACTTCCTTTCAGCATTTGAATTGTCCTATGTTAACCACGCTTGATTGTTCTTTGAACAAGCTGACTTCCTTTCAGCATTTGAATTGTCCTATGTTAACCACGCTTGATTGTTCTTATAACAACTTGACTTCCTTTCAGCATTTGAATTGTCCTCTTTTAACCACGCTGAATTGTCCTAATAACAAGCTGACTTCCTTTCAGCATTTGAATTGTCCAGCGTTAACCACGCTGTATTGTTCTTATAACAACTTGACTTCCTTTCAGCATTTGAATTGTCCTCTTTTAACCAAGCTGTATTGTTCTGGTAACAAGATGACTTCCTTTCAGCATTTGAATTGTCCTCTTTTAACCACGCTGATTTGTCCTGATAACAACCTGACTTCCTTTCAGCATTTGAATTGTCCCAATTTAACCACGCTGTATTGTTCTGGTAACGAATTGGAGTTTATTCCTCCACACATTAATCGCTTGTTAAATACAACCAGAAACACTCAAAATGTGTACGGCGATGGTCAAAATGTGCACAACCATCATATCCAAGAAAGCATTCGCAGTTCCATCCAAGCAGTCCTGTCGAAAAAACCTTGCATCGCCGCGGAAAACCTCTACGAAACCGTTTTGGCAGACATGGTGCTAACCACGTTAACCAAGGAAATACTGGTGGATTACTGCAAGGAAACCACGGTGCATTCCACGCTGCGAATCACCTTTGAGGAGTTACTTTTACATGTATTTAGTCGCATTGAGTGCAATGCAAATAAAGAGGAAATAAAAAATGTATTGAACTCGGAAATGTCGGATTCGGTATGCAAGTGCTTTACGGGGCGCATGTCCCGTCTCATCAACTGCTTGAATGGTTTCGACGACCTGGTAAGCATTCGCATCTCGGATACAGAGCAAATAGGACAAGTCATTGGCATGATAAAAGAGCAGCTGAATATTGAGAATATATATACGGTGGAAAAGCATAGGGAACTGGCCACGGCAGAATTACGAGCGAGGGAATACTCGGAGGAAATCATTGCGGAGTGGATTGCATTTATTGAATAAAGAAACAAATTAATTATTTTTGCTCCAACGCGTCCAGTCTATTTTTTAATTGCTGGTTGTCGTCCAACAATTCCTGGACTGCTTTTACCAGGACTGCGACCATGTGATCGCTTTTGAGTCGATACAGGTCGTCGTTGGTGGTATCCACACAAATATCGGCCAATCCCAATTCATTTTCCACGCGTTTCAAGTCCTGGGCCACAAACCCGACGCGTTTTACGCTGTCGTCTGCCTCTGTTTTAAACAGGTATGAAACGGGAGTGATATTACTAATGTAGTCGGACGCATTCCAGGCGATGGGCTCAATATCCTTTTTCAGCCGCTCGTCGGACGTGGTGGTAATGGGAACTTTGCAGTAAAAATTTGCAGTGTTGTGATTTCCAAGATTAATGGTATTAAAATAATTCCCAGTTCCAGTACTTCCAATTTGTCCGTATCCAATATAAATATTATTATATCCAGTTGTGAGCCCCGATGCAATACCTGAACCAATGCATATATTTTCATATCCCGTTGTAATGACATTTCCCGCATCGTGCCCAATCGCAACATTGTCGTTACCGTCTGTAATTACTTGCAACGCGTTGGCACCAACTGCAGTATTTCTAGAACCCTGGGATGTGCTGCTTGACCCACTATTTAACGAATGTGCCCCTACAGCCGTGTTGTTGGACGCCAAATCTGCCGTGGTACTGAATGCTTTTACATTTTTTCCAGCATTATATCCAATTGCAGTGTTGTTATACCCATATGTAAGTTGTGTCAACGCCTCGTGACCAACTGCTAAATTATAGGATCCTGAGTTTGTATAGGGTGACGGTGTAGGTTTATTATTTCTTAAAGCATAGTATCCAATGGCAATGGTGCCTTCTCCCTGCGAGTTTTCGACATTTAACGCTCTATTTCCAATGGCGATATTGTAATCTGTGGATATGCTATTACCAGCCGTGGACCCAATGGCGATACACTCGCTCGCGCTTTGTATTGCGGCGCCTGCATTGCGTCCAATGCACACATTATTGTCGCCAGTAGATATCCAATTCCCAGATTGGCTTCCCACTGCCACGTTATAGGAACCAGTTACATTATTGAGTGTGGCTTGGCCCATTCCAATGTTGTGCGCACCATTGGCATGGTGCATCGCTTGGTGACCCATTCCAATATTATAACTACCATCATCACTATTTTGCAACGCCTGATACCCCATCGCAACATTATAATCGCCGCCTGTTAATAATTGCAACGTGGAAGACCCAAACGCACAATTATAATTGTTTGTGGTTAAACGATACAACGCATTGTTTCCAAATGCGCAATTTTCATCCCCAGTTGTTTCTTTTAGTAACGCATTGTTTCCAAATGCGGAATTTTTAGAACCAGTTGTGTTGGAATACAAGGTGCATGCCCCAACGCCGCAATTATTCGACCCACTAATACTGTTGTACATGCTTTGCAGTCCCACCGCAACATTGGCACAACCAGTGGTGCCTTGATTTAACGCAAAGGTTCCGATTCCTATGTTCGCAATTCCACCCGTGATTCCCAGCGCCGATTCGTTTTGCAAAGTAAATAGCGCCTCGGAACCTACCGCCCCGTTAAACCCAGTTTCACCTTGAACGGGAAATAGTTGAGTTGTATCGAAATCGTACGGGTTGGTAATACCTGCTGGAACATTTCTTTCAAATTCAACCAATCCATCCGAACCAGTAGCTCCCGTCATTCCAGTGTGACCAGTTGCACCTGTAAAACCCGTGTGACCCGTTGCACCCGTAGCACCTGTACTTCCAGTTGCTCCAGTGTGACCCGTTGCACCTGTAGAACCAGTTGCTCCCGTCATTCCTGTAGAACCAGTTGCTCCAGTGTGTCCCGTTGCGCCTGTAGAACCAGTTGCTCCCGTCATTCCTGTTGCTCCCGTCATTCCTGTTGCACCAGTTGCTCCCGTCATGCCTGTTGCTCCAGTCATTCCTGTTGCACCAGTTGCTCCAGTGTGTCCCGTTGCGCCTGTAGAACCAGTTGCTCCCGTCATTCCTGTTGCTCCCGTCATGCCTGTTGCTCCAGTCATGCCTGTTGCTCCAGTAGCACCTGTTGATCCATCAGCACCTGCTGGACCTGCAGGACCTGCTGCTCCCGCTGCTCCCGCCGGACCTGCTGGACCGGCCGCGCCCGTTAGACGGCTTTGCAAGCAAGTTCTTAAATTCGCTCCATTACAAAAATTATTTTGAAACCCGCCAATGGCTCTAGCTGCCATGAAATTAAACTCGGCGTTCGGCATTTAAAGTAATCAAATATTTATTTTTTCTTCTTTTTCTTGGAGTTGGCTTTTGCCGCTACTTGTTTAGAAATTCCCGTATTCAGCAACGCAATTTCCGCGTCCGTCATGGGCTTGTATTCAAGCTCTCGCTGCACAACAGCCGCTGCGGCTTGCTGCTTCACCGCGTCTTTTTGCTGCTGTTTCTGGGCCAAATTCGCCCGCATCCGCTGCTTGGTCTCTTCCCGTTTCATCATGGCATTCATTTTGGTCGTGTCCATGCGTGTATTCTTTTTATTTTGACCGCCCATGAACTGCTTCATGAGCGTGTCCATGTCCAAGCCCATGGAAGACATCATTTCTTTGATGCCGTTCATTCCAGCACCTCCTCCGGCCCCGCTCGGGTTCATCGCCTTCATGAGCCCCATGATTTCCGCCTGCAGCTCAGTTTCGGACATTTCGCCAGACGCCATCTTTTGCTTCATCTTTTCGCCGCACTTTTTCGCTACGCTCATCAGCTTGGCGGGATTCCCCATGAGTTTCTTAAATACTTCCGACACGTCTTGGGTATTCTCCAGGTCAATGTCCAAATCTGCAGCAGTCTCCTCGGCCATCTCTCGGGCCATCTTGCCGATATTTCCCTCCATCAGCTTTGCCATGTGCTCTTGAAAATTATCGAAATTAAATCCTGCTGGTTTTTCATCTGTATTAGAACCGCTTGGCCCATCGCTTGGCCCATCGGTTGCCGTCGCGTCTGCAGCCGAAGACTCACTATTAAACATATCCTGCATGTTTTTCATGGTTTCCTGCAGTTTGCTCTGGAAATCTTCCTGATTCACATTTTCAAACATTTTCGCGGTATTTTCCTCTAAATCCGCGGGATTCTGCACCGATCCCATGACGGTAATCGCGACCAGCTGCAAATATTTCCAAATGGACGATTTGGTTGCGTCCGAAATGTCGGCGTTCCACAAATCCCTGAAAACAATGCCAGGCAAAAACTCTGTATTCATTTCCTTTGATTCGGTTGAATCAGTGAATATATCGGCATTTTCATACACGATATCCAGAAAACGAGCGGGATAAACCTCTAAACAATGGTTCCACACCAGGTCGCGGTTCTGCTGTTCTTCGGTGGCGCCCCACCATGTTGCGACGATGGGCTCGCACTCGGGAAAGGTGGTGCATAAATCCGCGGTGAATTGCGTGATGGTCTGGGCAATGTCTGGGACCGACATTTTTTTTGATGTTTTAGTATTATGTCAAGTTATTTTTTTGTATTTAACTCGTTTTCTAAATATGAATAAAATCCATAAAACTCACAAATAAAAAAAATGAAAATTATTTTCTTTTTATATTAATCATTACAATTGAAATTTGCTGAATAATTGAATAATCAAACGTTCCACTCCACATCATGGATAGTGTGGAACAAAAGAACAAAGCCATTGTTTTGGCCTTTGCAATGTTGAGAACAAAGACGTCGTCGCAGTTTTATAAAGCGCAGTATGAACTTATTCAGTTCATGTGTGAGTGCCTTCATATCACTGGTTTCGATGAAGACGAATGTACGACTTATGATGGAAACGCTCTTGTTCAAGAGTTCCGCATTCCTCTCTTTTTCAAAAAATCTTTGTCCAAAGAGGTTCATATCAAAAAATGGACATATACGATTGTTCATATTTTCGGGACCATGTTCCTGAACAAACTTGAAAATAAAGTATAAATGAAATAAAAATAAAATAAAGTATATTCATATCGTTTCTAATGTTATTTTTTCACATCATTTCATTATTTAGAAATAGAAAATAAGGTCCACGGCTGCGTCAAACGGTCGCGCAGATACGGCTCCAGCTGCTCCCACTGCGCATGCTTTTTCAAAAACTCGGCGGCGCGAAACGGGCGCCCACACGAATCGCCCCAGCGCAAGCTAAACGACATTTTCTTTGCCATGGCCGTGTCGCACACGTTTCCATCCAATGCTCCGCGGGGCTGGTACGGCAGCGGCCGCCCAGGGTCCGACATGTACTCGCGTCCATCCAGCTCGTAGTGCGCACACACGGTTCGCGAGCACGGATTGTTGGCCTTGTTCAAATATACGTCGTAATGGTCCGCCAGTATTTTCTTGGCGACCGCGGCCGTCAGTCGGCCCTTGTATTTCGCCATGAGCTGTTCCAGCCGTACCTTGCGCGCCCCCTGGTGTCTTCGCACGTCGTTGAACCCCGAATTCGAGCATTCCAGGTTGCGGATTTGCGGGTCGTATGCCGCGTTGAACCCAATGAAATAACCGTCGGACGTGCGTTCCGTGTTGTGAAACTGCAGTCCGAGCTCGATGCGCATGATTTCGTTCTTGTTGATGTCGCCAAACAGCCACGAATTCGCATAGTCTCCCGAGTTGCCGTCAAGCAGCATGTGCTCGTATTCGTCCAAAGATTTACCATACTGCATCGCGTTGCGGATGCGGCAGCAAATGGGGACGTTGTTTTCGTAGGCGTGAAAGCCGCCAATCGTGGTCTCGGTGCCGATGAAACCCGCAGAAGTGACGAAAAAGTCGGTGCCGCTCCAAATCCAGCCGGGGAAGCCCATCATCAGGATGCGCGCGCCCTTATCGGGGCGCAAATCCGTCACGGTGCGGGCGAATTGCCCGTCGATGAAATTGGCGAAATTATTGTGCGCCACGACAATCTTGCCGTCTGCCGTCCAGTCTTTGCCAACCGCCATGAATGCGCTGCACTTGTCGGTTGCATTCTTTTTTGCAAATAAAGTGCTACGACTTGTGTCGTTAGACTCGCTGCCGCTTTTACTACTTGTGCCTCCCTCTCTGGACTTGGTCTTGTTTTCGGGTTTGATGCCGAGTTTCTTGGCTTCGTCGGGCGGCATGTGGCCGACCCAGCTTTCGGTCAGGGTGAAATAATTGTTCCACGCGCATACTTCGTCTAAAGTTATGGGAGTCCCAGCAGCGGTTGCTCCCTCGGCAATTCCCTCCATTTCCTCGTAGAATTCGTGAAACTGGCGTTTGATGGTGGGCATGAGGTATTTGGTGCACGCATCCACGAAGAAAGACCAGTGAATTCCAAAATCCTGCATTGCGGTAAATTCCAGCATCTTTTGCACATCCACCAGTTCGTCGGCAACCAGGTAGCCGTTGGCGAAACCGCGCTCCTTGGGCGACCCATCGATGCTGATGTAAATCCAGCCGTTTTTTTCGTACTTGGACCCGTGCTTGTTGGGTGAGGTTGCAGCGTGTTTGGACCGATTCTTTGTGGTTTTCGCTCTTGATTTAAAACTACGCTTGATTCGTTTCTTGGTTTTGCCCATTTTATTTTACGCAAGACAATGTTGTAATATACTGATATTTTATAAAAATGAATTATTTTTTGCCATCTTGCCAAAATATAAATAAAACAAGCAACATGATGATTTCAAACGACGGCACAATGAAAATATTTGGAAAACTCACTCATGACGACGACGACAATTTAATAATAAACGATGGCACATGTGGCCACAACACCAACACTTGTTGGGCTGCAAAATTGAACAAACCAAAAGCCAAACCAACCACCTATTTGTTGGAAAGCTTGAATTGTTATGTTAGTTTTGAGCTTTCCATGGTGTATAATAAAATGTTCAACTGCGACATGGATTGTGTCACCGATGAAAATATCGAGCGTATAGAAACCGTATTTAATCTTCCCATGTATATACCTATTTGTAAGGTTAAACAACATTTTATTTATACACATCACAACATTTTGAAGCATTTGTTAGACCGCGAAATGAACAAGCAGCGAATTTTGCTGCTTGTGGGCAAAGACAAGCAACCCATCTTGCCGACAGACGTCATGGCGTATATTTGGACATTTATGTGAAATAAAACAAAACAAAACAAGCTAAAACCGAAATTCCACCGCCTCGGCCGTATCCACAAACCATACTTTATTTTTCACGTGCAATTCATTCAGCCTGCGAAAACTCAGTTCCAGTAAAATGCACAGCCACTCCTTGGGCTGCTTTTGTACCGAGGTCGCCGAATACAGCACGGCGTCCGATGCGTCGGCAATCCACTGTATATTATGCATAATGTCCTGCGGGGTCGCCTGGAAGCAATTGGTCCCCTTGAGCGTTTGCTGCGGGGTATGTTTCTTGATTTTTTCCACGTTTTTAATCTTGAAAACCGTGTTGCTCTTGTCGTTGTGAAAGCCGATGAATCCGATTTTCTGGGCGAGCAATCGGTCGTTCACCGTGCGGTTTGCGGCACTCACGCGAAAATACTTGTTTCTGCTGGAGACCAGTTCCGAGTGCAGTGTGTCGGGCATTTGTTCCCATATACTACTATTGTTGCTGCCACTCGTCAAAGTCTCTTGGTAAAACGTCCCAGGAATTTGTCCAATTTGGTCTTTTTTCAAAATGGGGTTGGTGATTAAATATATATAGTTCTTCTTGCGATAAGGAAACACCTTGGACCGAATGTACTGGGTCAAGTCTGCGTAAAACAAGGATTCCCGCAGTCGGTCGCGAATATCGTATTCAACATTTTCCAGATTCTTTGGGTCTTGGATAAAATTCATGAGGTCGAGTTTGTCGGAGACCGAAAAAACATCAAACAAATGATGCGCCGCCAATTTCATCCATGTTTCCGTACTTGTTTTATTTTGCACATCACCATGCGCCGCACTTAAAAAGTGAATCACTTCTCCAAAGGATTTGGCTGATTTTTGAGACGCTACCACCGTGTCCATCTTGGAAAAGGCCTCGATTCGCTCGTATTCGCGAAACATATCTATCAAAATCGCTTGGCCAGAAACCGTGTCTATTTGTTTTGCAGCCGTGGCTACGGCGCTTCTTGGTTTTGGTCCAGTCGTAGCTACTACTGCATTTTCCGTACCTACATCTTTGAATGGTATCACGTTGTAATTCACGTTTAATTTCATGCTGCGGTGTTGCACCGACAAGTTGGCCACATTAATCACGTCAGGTTGAAACAGATAATAGTCGCCGATATTCACAAGGGTACCGCTCCTGCCATATTTATCTTTAATCGGGGTTTTGTTAGTGAGGATGGATGACAAGGCCAAGTCAATCAGGTGCAAAGGGAATTGTGTTTTATTTTTTGATTCATTGTTGATGAATGCAACCAGGTGCTTTTTCTTGTAAAAGAATCGGTCCGTCATGAGCAGCCTAATAATTTTCACGATTTTCTCAATATTCGTGGTTGAAAAATACACGTTGTACGTTGTGTCGTTAATTTCCAGTTCATCCTCTTTTTTTTCCAAAGAAGGTAAGCAGTCGTAGTCGCAGCTGGACAAATAGTCGCAGCTGGCAGAAAAGGGCTGGTCGCCGAACCGAAAGTTACGGATGACGGCGTGGTCGGCCAGCTGTATGTCGACGGCTTGATTAAAATTGTCTGCGGTGAAATTGGTTTGACCGTGGTTCAGCATGCAATCCACGGAATGCTGCTTGACGATGCGGGATATTTTGCCGATTTGGATGGCTTTTTTCTCAGACAGGCGGTACTGGTATAGGTCCATGGACTCTTCTTCGTCACGGTCCGATAGGATGGCGGCATGCAGGAAAATTTGCACGTTGCGTTTCTCAAAAGGTAGGCGGCGGTGACTAAAGTTGCGCACGCCGCGGCCGATGATTTGCTCGGTTCGGTTCAGGTTGAACCACGGGTCTAACACGTGGATCTGGCGAATCATCTGCAGGTCAATTCCCTCGGATCCCGAGTCGGAGATGAGCACCACTTTTATTTTATCGCCATTAATATTATCTGCGTGGTTGATTTTTTTAATGATTTGAAAGTCGGGGGTCAAAAGGGGCGTGCCAGTAATCATGACGTATTTTAAACCGTTTGACTTTCGACCCGCTTTTTTGGACATTAAATTGCCGCGACTAGACGCGTTGGTAAAACCCAGCTCTTCCAGGGCCAAGGCCATAGGAATGATGCCTGCGAAAATATACTTGGAATAAATTAGCACGATGCCTTCAACGCCAGCATTCTGGCTACCCACTGGGCCACTTTGTTTATCGACTCCGTCTTGACCTTGTTTTTTATTGGTACTATCTAACATGCGACTGATGGCATATATTTTCGAGCTGTACGTTTCCAAATATTTCATTTGGAACATGGGTGGTTGGCCAGGCTTGTAATCAAAATTCCCCAGTTCCGTGCTATTTCTCGTATAATTCATGACGGATTTCAGTCCGCTTTCGCCAATGTTGGTGATTTCGGCCGCGGTTACTCTTGTTTTATTTTTAGTCGAGGTCAGCGGTAAAACATATTTATCAATAAATGCTTGGTCAAACGCTTCTTTAAATTGGTCCTCATCTAAATCATTGTCCAATTCCATATGCTTTTGCAGGTCAAACTCAATATTAGTATGGGATTTGGCAGTCGATTTTGGTTCTACTTTTACTTTTTCCGCATCACCAAGTGAAACGTCGGACTCATTGGCGTCCTCATTGGCGTCCTCATTGGCGTCCTCATTGGCGTCCTCATTGGCGTCCTCATTGGCGTCCTCATTGGCGTCCTCATTGGCGTCCTCATTGGCGTCCTCATCCTCAGAATCCGAGTCTACATCTTGCAGCACGGTTTTATGATTGGGATAGGCAATGATGGAGCACTGGATACACTTGGAAATATTGTAGATGGAGTATAGCGGTGTTTTTTTGATAAGCGCCTGGTCCACGATTCTGCGATAGGTATCCATCTGATGGTCACCCAGCACGGTTAAATACGGTTTTAAGTGCATGATGCCGTGGTTCAAGATGGCACCAGTAGGTTTTAGGCGAGGATACGGCACGTCGGGAAACGTATGCGTGGGCGCAAACACGTTGGGATAAATGCGAAAGGGAAACGAATACGGATTTTCGCCGCGCACGTACGACACGTACCCCGTCATTTTGCGCACGAGCAGTTCTTTGCCGCCCTTTTTGAACTCGCCATTGTCGTGAAACACGTCGCCGATGGAAAGGATGCCGCGACCATCATTCACGTTCAACAAATTAATGAGCCAGACAATCTCGGTATAGTGGTTAAACATGGGGGTGGCCGTAAGCAAGAGCAGCTGGGTGTTTTTCGACATTTGTAGCATGTGAAGTAGGTTGGTCGAGATGGTCGAGTTTTGCTTGCGAATGTTGTGGATTTCGTCAATGACGACGAGGCGGTTGTTGAAAAAATTGGTGTTGCGCTCGACTTTGCCTCCAATCAAATTGGAGAATTTCTCGTAGCCCATGAACGCATACGACGCGCGAATAATCTTGAGGATTTCCTTTTCCACGTGGTCCTTGATTTCGCCCGCACTTCCCGTGAATGGCACGCCGCCAGGGTTGATTTCCTCGATTAAATTGTTTCCCACGCAGCCGTCGTACGTGCAGTTGCCGTCTTTGTCGACGCGCAGCTTTTCCCTATCAAAGAGCTGCAGCTGAAAATTGTCCTGGACCGACGGGCTCGCCACCACGTACATTTTCGACAGGGGTGTGTTCATGTGTCGCATATACGTTCGCCTTTCTTCGCAGACGCCAATGGCCGAGCACGTTTTGCCCGAACCGAGGCCGTGATATAGGAGCAAACTGTTGTAAGGGGTGTACATGGAGAGAAAATTCTGCACGAAAATCTGGTGGGGCGACAGCTCAAACGACGCTGCGGCCAGCTCATCAGACCGTTGAACAATGTCCACAATCGCGCCGTCGTATTGCGTGTCGTGGAATTCGCGTTTCTCGGCGATTTGCCGATTGAATCCCGCGTCGTCTAAATGCGGATACAAATGGACATTTTCCAAGCCTTTCTTGACTTTAGCCAAGTCACGTCGGTTTTCAAGTTCGTGTTTGTTTAATGCCTTGTTTATTTTATCCTTGGCTTTTGCGTCCTCTTTTTCATTTCTTTTTATTGGATCCATGTTATTGGATGTCTTGCTGTATTAAATTGATATTATATTTTCCGAAAAAATGATTTTAACCAAGACGCAAAAACATGTATAAAAAGAAATGTCATCATCCAGCGTTGAATTGCCGATGCGTTTGGCAAATTGGGTTAAAAAAGATAAAATATTGAATTATAATTTGTCCAACAACCCGTCCAATGGAGCAATGCAACTGCTTGAAAAAATCAAAATAAAATAAATTGGGGAATTTTATCTCGAAATCCCTCTGAAGGAGCAATGTGGTTGCTGCAAAATAATCCAGATAAAATATATTGGGGAAGTTTATCGACAAATCCTTCCAACGGCGCGGTTCGGTTGTTTCAAAAATACCCAGACAAGAACGTCCATCCCCATTTCACATTTCGTCTTTCACCACTTCCAATAATAAAAAAGAAGAGGAAAAAGTTAGACCATCGTAGGTGAAATTCCTACTATTGATTTTGCATTTTTTCTTATTTTTTTGCTCAGCAAAATGGGCGTTTGAAATGAGAAAAGGTGTAATAACCTAACAAATACATAAAATAAACCATTATAATAAATGGTTAGGTGCAAAACTAAAAAACGCAACAGAAAATATAAAAGACAAAGAGGAGGACAAACTAAAAAATCAACAAACAAAAGCAAAAGCTTCAAAAAGCTCAACTGCAACCCCACCACTAAATTTCGCAAAACCGCCGCCGACCAAACCTGCTACGACAACAGCCAGCTGAAATACATTCGGTCGCTGTGGAATGTGAAACACCCCGACGACAAAATTGATGCATCGGCGTCCTCGGCAACCATCTGGGCTTTGTTGAAAAAGAAATATCAAGCCAAATGCAGCGACGAAAAATGCTGGATTGACGAACTGAAAAAAGGTTCGGGAAATAGTAAAACAAAATCCTTGGAAAACGCCTTTGCTCCAGATGCCCCCGACGAATGGAAAAAGAATCCAAATGCGTGGTTGTCTGACAAGGACATCAACGACGTCATGAAGCAATACGAGCAGGCTTATAAATGCTTTGAGTTCATCGGCCCGTCCCCCATTGATTTTGACACACGGGTCAAAGACCCGACGGAAAAGCAATCGCCCGATGACGACTGCGTCTGGGAAGAGCTGTGCAAGTTTAGCGTGAAGAAATACTTGAAAAAGGGTAAAACAAAGATTGGCGTGATTTTCAACACGGACCCGCACGACAAATCGGGGGAGCACTGGATATCCCTTTTTATTAATTTGAAAAAAGGCAAGATATTCTTTTTCGACAGCGTGGGCAGCAAGGCGCCGAAAGAAATCATGGTTTTGGTGGACCGAATCGTTAAGCAAGGCCTGAAGCAGAATCCGCCGATACATTTCGAGTTTGACCAAAACTATCCCGTGGAGCACCAGTACAGCAGCACGGAATGCGGGGTGTATTCCAATTATTTCATCATCCACATGCTAGAGGACAAGCTGACGGCGAAATACTTAAAGACTCACATTCTGACCGACAACTACATTTCGAAATTTAGAAAAAAATATTACAATTGATTCTTTGGATGTCTTACTAACAAAACGAAAAAACATTATTTACATCGTGTCTTTTTATTTTTATTTTATGTTTTTGTTAGGTTGTTCCAATTATATACACTAAAATATTTCACATACTTACCTTTGCTCTGTGGCAACCAGGGTTGCCTGTGCATCCTGAATCAGCTTGATGATTCCTGCAAAGTCGGTCTCAACGTCATGTTTGCGCGACTGCATCGTCCACTCGATGATTTCCACCGCGTTTCTTGCTGGGTGGGTATGCGGCGCAATCGGATGCTCCGCCCTGAATCCCAAGTTCAAGTTGGCCGCCGTAATCATTTCGAGCAACAATCGGACCGTGTCCCATCGCATGTAAAAGACCGCCGCGACAAAGAGTGTCATAGGGTCCGAGTTGAATCCGTGGGCGCTCGTGTCGTACAAGGTTACCGACCCGAATTTTTCGCAGTAATCCCGTATGTGCACACGTGCCAAATCTTGTTGGCGCATCATCATGCTCATCATTTCGACGCGAGCTTCGCGCGCCTCTTCCATGAGCATTAGATGGTAAATTGTCAGCATGTTGTTGTTGGTTAATTTTAGTTCAATTCTTGTTGATGAATGAAAGTAAATGCGGATTTTATTTCATTTTTTGTTTCTGGGCGTTTTTTTGTGAAAAATAATAAAAACAAAATAGAAAGTATTGCGTATTGCGTATTCATATAACATTATTGAAATATGACAGCGCATAAATACATGATTTCACACTAAAATTTTACATATGAGCTGTATTGATAAATTTTGCGTTTATAGGCCAAGAATTTGTACTATTATTCATGACGCGTCTCGGTTTCGGATACCAAGGGCTCGCCGCGTCATCCCACGTCAAGTATCGAATGGTGCCAGGAACGTCCGAGTCACTCGTCGGAAAATAACTCGGCCCGCTTGGCTGAACCACCGTTTGGCCCGTGCATACATTTTCCTGGATGTTGCACAGCATGCTTCCGCCGTCTAAAATGACCAGGGGGTCAACGGACTTGGAACAAACACTGAGGGGTAGCGTCGTTTCCGTAACAGCATGCGAAACGGGGTCAATCGCAATACGGCCAGCATTTGCACGTTTCAGTAGTTTCGTGTTGGGATTAGATACGGTTTGAGACTGGGACGCCCAGGTGATGTGGCGATTGGTCCATTGGCCGCGCGCTATTTTCGCGTACCGCTGCTGTTTTGTTAGGTTGGAGCTGTTTTTCTTGTACTGCAAAACGTTGCCCTTGTTTTTCATCTGGGTCGCCTCTGCTTCAGCAAACGCATGGTTGTCCCCCGATTCATCTAAGGAGCAGCTGTTTTGCACGCGAGACCAAACGCGGGGCGGAATGGGAAGGTATCCAGCGCCTAAACAAGACATGTTTTTTATTCTTTTATTCTTATACTAACAATGATTATAAAAAATAACATTCATTGGACTTTTCTTATTTATTTGTTGGCACGGTACATGACGAGTACAATGCGGTTATTAGTAGTAGCACTCTCAATAATGTCCCGAATTTTTGCCCAGTCGCCCCCAGCCAGTCCCGCGCCAATCTGAGGAATGCCAATTACCTTGTCTTGAAAGTCGCGGTCGATTGCTTCAAACACCCGTTTTACCGCATCGTAATCCACTTGTAAGCCGCGCCCATATAAATATTGCGTATAAGCGTTTAAAATAAAACGATTTGCTAAGTCAATTTTGCATGCGCTATACGTCCCTAATTTGCTCTTGTCTCCTTTTACCGTGGCCAAATCAGCCTTGAATGCATCTGGATAATTAGTTTTTATTTGTCTGGCTATTCCCGCTCCCATGGTATGAAAACAGTTGCATCCGTGCACCATCACGTCAAACTTGCCCGTTTCAAAATGCTTTAGCAAATCACCATGAATCACTTCCATTCTTTTTTTGCCTACTTGCTAACAAATTCTTTTTTGCATTTATTTCATTTTTCAAAAAAATGAATTATAAAATACGCGAATGAAAGATAATGTAATAAGTAAAGTAAAAGAAGCATGCCCAATGATTCAGAAAAGGAACAGGTATCATTTAGAATCGTGTCGCTGGACGGCAACATTGGCTCGGGAAAATCTACGTTGTTGCAGCACCTGAAGAAGGAGTTTCGGCATCGGTCCAACGTGGTCTTTTTGCCAGAGCCCGTGGACGAGTGGAACACGATTTGCGACGCAAACGGCACCACGATTCTGTCCAAGTTTTACCAAGACCAGGACAAGTACGCGTTTTCGTTCCAAATGATGGCCTATATCTCGCGCCTGGCCTTCATGCAAAAGAAGATGAAGGAAATCGAGGACAACCACCATCTTGTGCCAGAGGGAACTAGGCAGAGCTGCTATTATATTTTCACCGAGCGAAGCTTGTTGACGGACCGCAAAATCTTTGCCAAGATGCTGTACGACCAGAATAAAATCGAGGACGTGAACTACCAGATTTACCTGAAATGGTTTGACCATTTTGCTTATCTGCCCGACATGTACGTGTACATCAACACGCTCCCCGAAATATGCGTAGGGCGCGTGGAAAAGCGAGCCAGAGAAGGCGAAGACGCGATTTCCTTGGAGTATTTGCAGCAGTGCCACGCCTATCACGAAAACATGTTTACCGAAATTAAAAAGAATGCAAATACAAATAATAATAATAGAAAACTGCTGGTGCTAAATGGAGACGAAAACAACAACCAAGACTACCTGACGGTTCAGCTTCGTATGTTCTTGGATTTTTAATTGTTGGGCTACATAAACAAACCAACCAAAACAATGAAAAAACAAAAAAACGTATACCAGTGTTTGCTGGAAGATTATTGCGACACGCGCGAATTTAAAAAAGCCAAACAATTGTGGAGAAAAATGAACCATGTATTGTGTATGAATGACGCATACACCATTCTATCCCAGCAGTTTTTTACAAAAAAACATCCACCCATCATTGCGTGGATGCAAGCCCTGGGAACAGATCATTTGTTGCTAACAACAGTAGAGCATGCTTTTTCTCGTGCCTGCGGTTTCTTTAATAACCAAGCATATGTCGAGTACATGCATCGACTCAACCAAACGCGGGACCGTTCGCATCCGTATTATTTGGACGAATACGTGTATATCCATGCTTTTTTTGCGGCGTGCAAGCATGGGCGAAAACCAATGGGCGAATATTTGCTGCGTGTGTATGGGTGGTTGCTGCAACGGTCCGAGTATCTGAATCAAGGGCTGGTACTTGCCCAGCAAGAAAATCAACACGAAATGGCGGCTTGGCTGCGGCACGCAAAAAATGAAAAACAGCAAGAAAAATCAAAATAAATCAAAATAAAATAATAAAAATAAATAAGAAAATAAAAAAATGAAATTAAATCAGGTGTAGATACATACCATTAATTGTTTTAAACATTACCTTCCTTCCTTCTCATATTTATCCTAACAGCAGCAACATCCATTCATCATTATGTTTCACACGGATTACTTTGTCCTCTTTGCCATCATTTACTACGTGCTTTGCACGGCTTGGGTAATGTATAATTTGTCGGCGACGATTCGCTCTTTGCAAAAAGATGTGGCAGACCTAAATGCGGACATGGATGTATTTTGTAGAAAAAAGTACAGCATTGATTCAGAAACGGAAACAGATGCAGATGAAAGTCGTGATTCAAACACGGATGATGAAAGCAGCGAAACAAGCAGCCTAGGACCTTGTCCCAGCATGACGGTGGAACTCCCCACTTGCGAATCGAATGACCAAGCGATTCACGCGAGATTGACTCGCATAGAAGATGATTTGGAATTGCATCTCGACCGAACATTCATGCTGGTTGGCTTTGAGCCATACACGGGCATGCCATTGTACGTGACGCAACACGACGACGACGGCACTGTCGTAGTTCGTGATGCAGTCGCGGATTACTGGAGGTCGGGAAACATGCCAGCGTTTGTGGGCCGACAATTTGACGGCCCAGATTCCGAGGGGTCAGAACTGGACGATAGATAAGCGATAGTTAAGGTTTAGAAAATAGAAAATAGATAAACAAATAAAAATAAAAAATTGTGTATATATTATAGTATTTTTTTATTTTTATTTCGTTTTATTGTTTTTTCATATGCAAAATGACATAAATACTTTGCGTTATAATACATAAAATACAATGCAAAAAAGTAGTGGGACCGCAGTGGCCAAAGCGCCGAAACAAAGTAGCGATGCGGCTAAAACGCCCAAAAAACGCGGCAGAAAAAGCAAGCAAGAATTGATAGACATCATCAACGGGACAACGACTTTAAGCGACCCAGCTCCTCCAACGGTAGTACCAGCAATTCAAACGGCTGCAAAAGCAGCAACAGCAACAGCAGCAGCAGAGGAAAAAAATCCGCGCACTCGCCGCGGAAGAAAGCCAAACAGCGTGAAAATAATGGACAATGTGCATGCCATTAAAATAGACGCGTTGAATCCGTTTGAAAATAATAATTTACCCAGCACGATTTTGCATTTAAAATGCCGCGTCAAAGATACATTGGAAATGAACAATTATATCTTTTGCGATATTTCTCAAAATAACAAACATTCCACCCTAAACCATAATTTATTTGATTTAAACCAAGACACCAAAACGCAAAACACAGAACCTTTAATAAACTACAATTATTCCCAAATTTTGGACCAAACCAATAATGATACGCAATTTGACGTTTTCCCCAATGAAATCAAACAACCTCATGTCGCAGCGTTAACCCAAACAACAACAGCCGCTGCCGCAGCGCATCAACCAAAATACAAGTTGAAGGAATTGAACAAGAAAATCAAGCATTTGGATTTTATTCTTAGCTCCAACATTGAGATTAAAAAATCGGCGTGTTTTTGGTGCACGGAAAAATTCGAGGGCCCCACTATTTATATTCCAAAGGCTTGCACCAATAATGTATTTCATGTGGTTGGCAATTTTTGTTCGTTGGAGTGCGCGGCGGCCCATCTCATGAAATCGTCGGTGCACCAATCGACGATTATGGAACAGTACGCGTTGCTGCATTCGCTATATTTAGATCGTCAGCCCAATTTTTCAGACTGCATCAAGCCTGCTCCCGAGCCGCGATATATGCTGGATAAATTTATGGGCAATTTGACGATTGAAGAGTACCGAGAATTGAACCGCAACGGTCGTTTTTTTATCTTGCTCGACAAACCCGTGGTAAAAATCACGCCAGAATACCACGAAGAATATTCCAATTTCAAAATCCAGGAAACCAACATTCCAACCGCGTCTTCTTAACCATATTTTACAAAAAAACCGAATAAAAATAAAATGAATATTTATCTTATTTTTCATCTAAACAATTTCCAGTCATCTAAACAATTTCCAGTCATCTAAACAATTTCGCCCATGATGGTAATGTACTCGTCGTAGATTTCGAATCGGTAATCAATCACATGGATGGCGGCCGTGTCTCCGACGCGGCCCTTGAACTCCTTGTCTTCAAAATTATGGTCCTGGTACACATACACCACGAAAATATTGGGACTCTGGTTGCTTTTCAGCTCAATGCCCGCGCTTTCCAAAATCTCCGTAACCACGCACTGGTCCAGCACCATTCCCGCACACGGCAGAAACACCTCACACGAATAGGACACATTAAATACCGCATCGTTGGCGCGCACTAGGCCGCACGAATACGAAAGTATCTGCACGGAATGCTGTTTCACGTACCCTTCCACGATGCATTTCGCCTCTACCAGTTCCGCCACCTTGTTTCGCAGCACTTCCTTTAGGTTTTTTCCCACCTCGGTAATGGGCAGCGACACGGTCTTGGACAAAATAGATGTAATAAACAGGGTAGACGGAACGGTATTTGTATTTTGCGGCGGCGGTTGTGCTGGTTCTGGCTGCGGCCGATATGTTTGCTCGGCGGTTTCAATTACAGCGGGAACAGCAGGTACGACAACGACGTCTTCAATGATAGGCTCAACAATAGGAACAACGACGTCTTCAACGATGGCTGTTTTTTTGGTTGGCTTGCGTTCCTTTTTAGGCGGCATTTCCTTTACTTTCTTACCTAACAAGTTATTTTCATTTTATTTCATTTTTATGTTATTCATTTTCCAAAACACGCATGATTCTCACTTTTTTATACAGGGCATGCTCGTCGGAAAATAAAAACAATCGAAATTTCCCCTTGTTGGTCAACGATGGTTCATTTGATTGTTTTGTTTCCATTTGCGCCGTGAATTTCGTGGTGAGATGCAGACTGGGAATATACACCATGTTTTCGTCAAACACGTGTCCGTCAAATATCTCGTCCGTGATAAAAGGCGTATTGGTGATTTTATCCAGCAGATTGCACGTGTTTTGGACGCTTTGAATTGCCTTCATTTGTTCGTTTAGCCCCTCTAGCCATGCTGCTGCCGTGCATCGGTTCTCAAATGAAAAATAAGATGGCGATTCGGAAAAACATAACCAGCTCATGTTGATGACATCCACCAGCCGTCTTATCGGCGACGTCACGTGGGCATACGCATCTAAATCCAACGTTGCGTGGCGAAACGTTGCCGTGTCGGATTCATCGTACATGACATATTGTCCGTGCATGCATTTCCAGTTGTAAATGTGCTTTTGCGCGGGCGAATTAATAGTATCATATTCACCAGAATCCTCCTTTTTAGTCACGGTGCGAAAAATGCCGCGTTGTTTTTGGATGAGCAGCGCGGCACTTTGGGCATTCATCCCAATCATCATGCGTTCTACCATCTCGTGGCTGTCTACCGCATCCGAAAAGGTTTGCTTTAGTAGTTGATAATCCTTGTTGTGCAACAAGGCATTTTCTTCATACACGAAATTGCGTTGCACGCGAACCAAACAATTATAATGGCTCAAATAGGTCATGGTATTATTTTTCAGAGAAAACTCCATGGCAAACGTCACGCGATCACTTCCCGCTTTCAGGCTACACAATCCCTCGGACAAAATGGGCGGCAGCATGGGACGTTTTGTGTTTGGCAAGTAGATGGTCGCCGTTCGCTCCGACAGCTGGTCCCATAACTCCAACGTATCCAATATGACGGGAACATTGGCAATGTAAATAGTCAGGATTATCTTTTCACTATTACCATCTTTATCTTTACGAATACTAAAGGCATCGTCGAAATCCTTGCATCCCGCGGGGTCAATGGTGTATACATGTGGTGCGTCTGCATTTCGACAATCTCGCACGTGGTATTTCGCGATCCACGCATCGGTAATCTGCAATTCTGGCGTTATTTTTTTCCGAATTAACGTCTTTGTTAGATTGGTTAGCGAAATATTCAGATTTTTACAGATAATTTGGTATTCGTAAAAGGCATTCACATCATTGGTCGGGCCGAGAACATTGACCAACGTTCCCTTGTTTTCGCAAGTTTGGTTCGACGTCACCAAAACGTATAAATTAGAAAAAACCTTGGTAAACCCCATGGATTTCATTTTGTACGGGACCAACATCGGGGACAATTCGGGATTATTGGGCACGCACCTGTATATCGGCACGTTAGACTTGGTCCTTCCGTATGTTTTTTGCCCCGCTAATAATAAAATCGCGGGGATTTCTTTTTCCATTTTGTTCGATACAAAAGACATTTCATTTAAATATGCATGTTAGTTCCAAGTCGTTTTCTTCATTTTAGGCAAAAAATGAAATAAAAACAAAACGTAAGGAACAAATAATAAATGCTTCTCGATATATCGTTGAATGAATTATCCATACACGATATAAACGCTCCGCCCGTGGTGCTCAGCCACCTGCAAAAATGCAAAATAGTAAAAAATGTAGTCATCGACCATCGATTCAGCACCGAATTAAATACTTGTACCGACGATTTGGGTTGCGAATTAAATACCGACGACGGCAGCAGCGATTCAGAGGAGAGCAGCGATTCGGAAGATGATTGGGAACATGAACACGACGACGATGCCCACCATTTGATTTCCCTGTTTAATTACCAGCACCTATCCCACCAGGAATGCGAGACGGTATTCGATACCTGCAGCCACCTCATGATGGACTGCGTGACCAATACCCCCACCCATTTTACCAATCCCGCGTTTCATTCCATGTTTGAAGCCACTATTTATTCCGCCACTTTTGCTACGCTCGCCGAGCAGACGTTTTTCCACCTGGACCTGAAGCGCGAAATCAACCACATCATTCGCGTGGCGCTCAAGCAGTTTTTCCAGCGGCACGTTCCCGTGCGATCCTTTCCCGACACGCGCATTTTGTATTTCCTGGGGCCCCAACAAAAAGAACGGTTGATGCGGCAACTCAACGTGCTGCGCGGCAAGCCGCAGCCCGAGCAGCGCACGCCCGCGTGGTACGAGTTTCGCAACAACCTCATTACCGCGAGCAATGCGTACAAAATATGGGAAAGCGACAAGATGCAAAACAGTCTCATCTACGAAAAATGCAAGGCGACGGCCACCGACGAGGACAGCGTGTCGGCCCAGGCGGCAACGTCCGCCATGTTTACCAACACGTCGTCGCCGATGCACTGGGGGCAAAAATACGAGCCCGTGTCCGCCGCCATCTACGAGCACATGTTTCAGACAAAGATTGAAGAATTCGGATGCATCCGCCATGACCGCCATTCTTTCGTGGGCGCATCGCCAGACGGCATCAACGTCGACCCCGAATCGCCGCGGTTCGGGCGCATGCTCGAGATTAAAAATATCGTGAACCGCGAAATCAACGGCATCCCCAAAAAGGAATACTGGGTGCAGATGCAGCTGCAAATGGAAGTGTGCGATTTAGAGGAGTGCGATTTTTTCGAAACGAGGTTCAAAGAGTACGAGTCGTACCACGAGTTCAAAGAGGACTGGACCGCAAACCACTGGGACGCAAAAGACGATACCATTGACCAAAATAAAGACGGGATGTATCGCGGCCTCCTAATTCATTTTGCACATCGAGACAAAAAAACGGGATACATGAGTCAGACCCCGACCTACGAATACTGTCCGCCAACCTATTCCCTGGAACAAATGGAGGCCTGGGAGGAACAAACATGTGCCGCCCGAGAAAAAGCGGGGTACGAATGGATTCAAAACATGTACTGGAAGCTCGAAGAGTACAGCTGCGTTCTAGTCTGCCGCAACCACCTCTGGTTTCAGCATTGCGTGGACGACATTGCGAAAATATGGAAAGTCATTGAGGTGGAGCGCGAGACGGGATACACCCATCGCGCCCCCACGAGTCGCAAGCCAAAGCTGGATGCGGATGGCGCTGTAGTGAAAAAAACGTACAAGGGCGATTTGCCCGCCAACAAGTGCTTTATAAAAATAAAGAAATTGGATTAATCGAGTGTTTTTTTAAGTTTGGTTGTTTATTTGTTTATTTGTTTATTTGTTTATTTGTTTTTGTCTTTTAGTAAATAACATGCACATTTGATCGTTTATATATTTCGCAAGTTGTTTTTTGTTTAATTTTTTAGACGGTTCATCCATATAACACATGTTTGAATTACACATTGCTTCTAAATATGCTTCATTCGAAATTTTTAAGTACTGGCCCCGGGCATGATTTGGCTCGTTGTACCCTTTCATGTACAATCCCAACACAATTGCATTGTTTTGGTAAATGCAGTTTCTGTCTCGATAGTCATAAAATGGTTCAAATTTGAATGAACATTTACATCTGCGACAATCAACCCAATAATAATCATATCGACCGTTTCCACCATCCTCAATATAATTGTCAGGATTAATAATGGTGTTTTTATCACACCATTTGCATATCACCAACGAGTATTTACTTTCAGATGGCAAGCAGTTGATGTAAAAACTGGCTTTTTTTACCTTGCCGTCCAAATATTGATGAATGATTTTTCTGTCCTTATTATTTTTGTTGCAAATGATTGAAAGTTTTCCTTGAACGAGAAAATTCGCCATTTATCATTCCAACCTTTTACATTTAATTCGTTTTTTCCATTTAACAAATGAAAGAAAGAAAATATAATAGACGCACATAATAAACATGTCATCGAATCCAAGTACCTTGGACCAAAAGAAAACGGTTCAACAAGGCGAGGAAAGCAGCGGAACATCCCCCAATAATATAAAAAAACCAGACGCGGCGGGGTTTGGAAAACAATTTATCATTACCGCGCTTCAAGTGTTGTTTTACGTGGGATTCATCGGATCGGTCGGTGCGTATACCGTAAAAACTGCGGCTGCTACAGCAACCAGTGCGGGTTGTAATGCCGAGTTGTTTTCAAACGTAAAAGCGAAACTCGCCAATTGTTCTTATGGGACAGCCCCATCCGCTCCATTCGCTAGTGCGGCCAAGACCTCGGCGATTGCCGAATATTTTCGCGAACTGTTCAAAAATGTGTTTGCGGCGAATACATCGTTCATCGACACCTTTAGTCGTTTGTTGGGTGCCCTGCCCAACTGGGCCATTTTGCTCGTGTACAGCGCGGCAAGCATTCCTTTTTTCCTCGTACTGTGGCTGTACAACTGGCTCACCAACCTTTTCTTTGCCCTATACAACATTAAATTACTCTTTTTACAAAAGAACAGTTGCGAGCAAACCCTGTTTAGTCGAAACAAGGGCTGTGACAAGAGTGCATGGCAAAACACCAAAGACATTAGCTTGCTGTCTTTTCGGTGGATTCCTGTTTTCTTTTATTTATGCTTTCTTGGGGTAACGTCGTTCTTCGGGTCGCTGTACACCACGTTTGCCTCGCTGTTTTCGCCGCTGACCCTAAATTTCATCTTGCAGCAAAATCCCAAATACGGGTTTGCGGATTTCTTGCAGGACATGGTAGTGACCAACAAACCGCTGTGGTTTATTCTTTTTTCGTTGATTTTGCTAACGTCGGCCAACACGTATTTGGGCGGGACCTATACGGCGGCGGCTGCGATAGCGATTCTGGTCGCGTATTTCAAAATTGTTTGATGAAACCTCTTATAAAAATCATTCGACCTAACAAAGATAATTAATTTCACCAAAATATACAATTAATTCAGCGCATATTTAATCATCGCACGTACTTGCCCACCCTCACAAAACTATCCACAATGAAAATAATAAACACACCTAAAAACGAGTACAAGACCGTGTCTTCCATGACGCTGTCTGTTTTTTCCGACTGCTGCTCTTCCATAAGTCCAATCAAATAATTCAGTTTCGTCATGACTGGGTCTGATTGATTTATGGATGTATTCGTGCTTAAAGGCAGCTGCGATACCGAGGTAGTGTTGGGATAATTCCCCATGAGTTTGCGGTAGTACTGTTTGGATTGCTGGTCTGTCATGAAATTCTGGTCTAAATCGTGCGTGTCGTTGGACTCGTAGGCATACGATATGTTTTCATTTTCATTGGATTCGTTTTCTCGTGAAACTGCTGCATTGCTTGCATTAGGGTGTGAATTCGCATGTGCGTTTGCATTGTCGTCCATGTAAGGATTGTGGTGTGCATTCGCATTTTGAGGCGCAACGTTCTTCATCCGTTCGTGGCCCGCGGACATGGGCGGTTCCAATGGCTTGAAATCGCCTAGATTGTCATTGTCCAGCGGATTGATGCTCGCGTATCCCTCTTTTAACGGCGCCGACGACGCATAATTTGTTTGGGCGGATTGAACCGCCGATTGCACCTGACTCGAGTCATAAACGGGGGGAGGTTTATTTCGCTGGGTTCGTTTGTGTTGATTCGACAGTTTTCTTTTATTTATCAATGGTTGATTATTTGATAAATTATTTGGAGACAATTCATAATCGTTCTCCACACTCGCCGCAGAAAAAGAAAACGACATTCTTATTTAAAATGAATATTATTTTCTTTACGTTTATGTGTTTATCTAACAAATGCAAAAATGATTTAAATTTTTGTTAGACCAGCCACAAAAAAGGAAAATAAAAGATGAACAAGATTGCAAACAATAAAATAAAACCCCCAACCAAAAACAAAAAATGAATAATAAACAAGCATCATGTATAATATTCAATCAACAATCAGTAACTAATCATGTCTGCGAGCGCGGATGCAACCATGGTTGGAATTAATCAAATACGGCGGACTTACTATATTGGCCCTTGTTTGTCTCGATTCGCAAAACTCATTTTCCAACATGGACAACTGGCCAAAGCATACATTGAAGTATATGGAAACGTGTTTCCAGATATCCAAGAGGTTTTTCCAGACTATGCATCACTGCAGGCTCATGTAAAAGGAGTGGGCGAAGCAATGGAGCAGCATTGTTCTGACGACATGTGGTATGAACTGCAGTTTCACTACAACAACATGACAGAGTCATAATAAGTGACGATTGTTTCGCAGGGAGCGGCCATAAGTGACAATAAATTCGCAGGGGGTGTTAAAAGATTCGGAATAAATTCTTGTTGTATTTTTTGGTTTTATTCTTGCTTTTTTTTCTCGTTTTTCCTTTGTATTTTTTATATTTTTTTCGATGTCTTTTTCTCGTATTTATCCGTTTTGTTAGGTGGGCGCGTTTTTTCTTTGATTTATTTTTGTTCAAATTTGGTTTTCCACTTTTTTTTTTCGTTCTAGTCGCTTGGCTCTGGCTCCGTTTCACTCGACCCTTCGCTTGGTCGGGTCGGTATCGGTAAAACATTTCCTCGTATTCCTTGCTCCCAGGGCTTTTCGACAATTTCTTCCACATCTCGCTCTTGTGCTCGCGAATCTCTTCCACCGTTTCCTGGTGTCCGATGCAGTTAATACTGAACCGTTTCAGCAGCCCTTTTTGCGACAGTCGGTTCTTAGCCTGCACGTCAAACAAATACTTGGACATGCACACGATGCGATTCACGTCGTAGTAGTACTTGTCCGCATACAAAAAAGCCAAGTAATAACTCAACATAGTATCGATGGTTGCGATGCGCACCGAATTGCCATCTTTTCCGTCGTCTTTTAAAACGTTGTAGCTGTGGCACGCATTGGGCTGGTAAATAAACGCCACGGTATCTTTTCCCACGCGGATTTCATAGTGGCCCGAGACAATCTCGCCAATGTCTGCAAACTTGTGCACCGACACGTCTTTGCAGCCAATGTCTTCCAAACGTTCCTTTACAATGTCGGCCGTTTTTAGCGCGTCTTCGCTCAGCACGTCGAAATCGGGAATCTTTTGGAGCTGCGACCGAACGTGGTGCGGCATGTACTGCGCATACTTGGAAATAGCATAGCCGCCGAAAAACACCACGTCTTGGTGGATGAACGTCTTTAGGACCTCGTCGTAGATTTCTTCGTTGGATATTTTCGTTCCCTTTTCTTTTGTTAAAGACTTGTCGGAATGCTTTTCTTTTTTGTTTTCCTTTTTTTTTTTATCTTTATTTGTTAAAGGCTTGTTCGCACTTGCGTGTTTATCAAGACTCATGCTCATGGGTCGCTGGAAATCCACGTGCGAGCATTCCTTGGACGTTAGCGGGTAATGCTTGTTGATTAGAACCAGGCGTTTATACACTTTTTCCCAGCGAGACACGTCGCCGTCTGGCCGCGACAATTCCAGATACATTCCCATGCGCAAAAAATTTGGCGGCGAGTAAATAATGCCGTTTATTTTCAGGGCGTCGCGTTTCAGCGTATTGAAAATAGATTGGGGCATCTGCGTAATGTCTGCAGTGGGAATAAAATTTACGAATAACTTGTACGTGCCGCTGTGCATGCCCGATTTCGCGTCCACCTCAATGTAGCCAGCCTTGGCGTAAATGTCGGCGAGCTCCTTTACGTCTTGCTTTGCGTTTGGTGAAAAAAAATCATAATCGGGAATGTCCACGTTGGTATCGTAGAACTGGTCTTTTTTTGGCAAAATGTTGTTCTGGGCCGTGCCGCCGTACACAATGAGCTTTTTCTTTCGGATGAAATCCTCGACAATGGCCATTATTTTATTTATTTCGGGCATGTTGGTGGCGGTCTGCTGCTTCTTCACCTCGGCTTTCGCAATGGCCTCGTGCAGAATCTCCAACTCGCACTCTTCAAACGACTGGTCCTTGGTGCATGTATTGGGCCTTTTTCCCATTGCTTTTACTTTATTTAAAACAATATTATTTCGTAAATGCGTGAAATATATAAAAGTAAAAAATACAATACCTTTTATTTTATTTTTTATTTTTGAGTAAATCATAAATTTAGAATCTGCAACTCTTTGTTTTTATAAGAGGTGACGGTTCGGTACACAGGATATCCAATCGTCAGCGGAACACACGCCATTAGCGGCATTATTATTAGGGGATTGACAACGTCTGCCTGAATCAGCGGTGTAGTCATTAGAGCGTAGGCACTTAATTCTGTGCACAGTAACTTGTGCTCAATGTACGTTTTGCTAAACGCCGAAATAAGAATCTCGGGTGTTTCTTTTGCTGGTCTAAACCACACGGAACCCTGTGTCAGGCGTTTGAGCAAATACAGGGATGCCATTTTGTTCGTTTGTTTGTTTTTGTTGGTTGCAAATAATAATCATTTTTATTGAAACACAAAATATCACAACACAATAAATGAGCTCGTCCAACGTCAGTGCAAAAATGCCGCAAGCCTCGGTGCACATTAAAGCGTTTGCCAAGCCTGCGTCCAACCCGAATCTTGTTAATCAAACCAAATTGTTTCGTTCTGCGACCGTGCTAAGAAAACAAGTAAATAACGCCAGAACAAAAATGTTTAAAAATAAATTAAATAATTCGTTACAATAAAATGAGCGAGTTGCTGGAAACCTCCGATAAAAACGGATTCGTGGGCCACGTATTTAATTTCAATGCCAACGCCAAAGAAGAAATGATGAACATCGTGCAGTACGCCGTTCTCGCCATCATTCCTGTGGTACTTTTAAACAAGAGCATCCAGCGATTCATCCCCGACGTGGACGACGAAAAAAGCAGCCTGGAAATCGGCGTCGAGGTGCTCGTGCAGGTCGTTGTCATGTTTTTAGGCATTTTCTTCATCGACCGCCTCGTTACTTTTGTCCCCACGTATAGCACAAAAAAATACGAATCGCTGTCCGTGATTAACATCACGCTGTCCATGCTGGTGATTACCCTCAGCCTGCAGACGCGCCTGGGCGAAAAGGTGAGCATCCTGGCCGACCGCGTGGGCGAGATGTGGTCTGGCGAAACCAAGAAAAAGAAAAAGAAAAAAGGGGGACAAAGCCAAGGAGGAGGTCAAGCGCAGCAGTCGGCGCCTCCTTCACAGATGGCTCCGCCTGGTTCCACGTCCATTGGCTCTTTGCCCGCGGTGAATTACGATGCCATGTACCAGCAGCAGCCGACGCCCATGGTGGGTGCGGCCGAGCCTGGAATGGAGGGCATGGACAACATGGGTCCTATGCCCGCGAATTCTGGCGGCGGTGCCTTTGGGTCGCCTTTTTAAAAAAATATGTTTTTATTAAATCATTGTCAAAAAACAAATAAAATATTTCAAAAGTATAATTAGACAAAATGATTGACATTCCCGAACTCGTGCGTCGCATCATCAAGTATTTAATCGAGGGCTTCATGGTGGCCATCGCCGCCTATGCCATCCCCGAGCGCTCCCTCAACATTGAGGAAATTCTGGCCCTGACTTTAACCGCCACGGCCACCTTTGCCATCCTGGATACCTACATTCCCAGCATCGGCGCGAGCACCCGCCAGGGCGCGGGCCTCGGCATCGGTCTAGGACTGGTTGGGTTTTGATTTTGCAATCAATAATAAAAAAAATGAAAACATTGAAACTTAATATTTTCATTAAAGAACAAAGTCTCATCTCATGATTGGTAGCAGCTGCTGTAATGTATATATTGAACATTGCAAACATGGACGCATGCGTGACATTGAGGCCCAGTTTCGAGAAAACACGACCAAGCAAAATAAAGCACTCGTCGCATTCCATTTTTATCAAGGATTTCGGTTCGCGTGCGAACACGGACACGTAGCCGTTGCCAAATACATTGCTTCTAAAATCAACAAAGAAGAAGCGCGGATTGCCATGTTTTCCGCCTCGGACGAGTACGCGCTTCGCCACGCGTGCGCCAACGGCCACACAGACGTCGTGCAATGGATTCTGCTGCATCACACTAGTATTAATATCCATATGTTGGATAATTATGCCTTTCGAAAGGCATGTCTGAATGGTCACATGGACATTGTGGCATTGTTGCTGCCCTGGATGCATCCAAGCACGTTGCTGCTTCTATTTGATATGTTGTCGGACGAAACCAAAATATTCATCATCGATTGGATAGCCCAGCATCCCAACAAAATCACGCACATCAAACGCATGTTTTCGCACCTGTGCATCGGCGGAAAGGTCGCGATTGCCCAGCATATTTATAATTATAACTGTAACCGCTCACTGTCTACGGATGACGACGGCATCGAGGGAAATAGGAGCAGGAGCAGCAACGCGCTTGAATGCATTCAGACAAAACAATGGGACACGATATTTCGCCGCACTTCCTACAATTATAAATTTAGTACGGTAGACTCTGACAAAAAAATCCAGTATCGAAACGTGCTGCAGTGGGTTTCCTCTTTGTTCCCCGACCGTTATTTCGTTCGGGCCAACGCCGCCGACGACGACCAGTACCCGTCCAAATGTTTCATTCTGCCGCTCCGACCCCGCGCCGACATCCCCGCCGTCCTTGTCCAAGAAAAAATACGATGTGAATTGTGTCAAAACGCAGAGTCCGACCTTATTGGGTGCTGCGGCCACCAGTACTGCACGCCTTGCACCGTCACTACGCTGACGCATCCCGACGCAATTTATCCGTGCTGCGCCCATTGCCAACTACACATGGACCAGTGCTATCCCAGCACCTATGATTACGAGAAAATACGCCAGGATACGCTTCCCATAAGAGGGGAAATCATACAGAACCGATTCCATCCCAGAAATATCCATAAATTCAACAGCTGGGGAATCGACGGGTTCAGCGACGACGACGACGAGTACGATTGATTTTATTTTTATATTTTTATTTTTTATTTTTATATTTTTATTTTCCAGTACAATCAATCACAAATCAATATAGAAAAAATGAAAATAATAAATGCCAAAAAATAAAAAGGAAAAAAGACAATGGAATTGACACAAGACCAACAATCTGCGTACGACACCATTATGGAAGCATTGGCGGCAAAACAACCAGTACTTCTCACTGGTTCAGCGGGAACGGGCAAAACCACCTTGACGAAATTCATCGCGCAGGCCTGCATGGAAAACAACATGGCCATCTGCGGAATTGCTCCAACCCACAAAGCGGTGCATGTACTGGAAAATGTATTGAACGCCAGAAATATGCTTCCCATTCCAGTGTTTACCGTCGCATCCGTCTTGGGAAAAATGAAACAGCACAGTTATATAGGGGCGAAAAATTACGGAAATAAAAACATCAACAAACTGAACTCGTACAACCTGTTTATTTTAGACGAGGTATCCATGACGAGCGACGGGGACATAAAAACCATTGAAACGTATGTGCGAAACACAAAGAAACGCCTGATTATCATTGGCGACGACTGCCAATTACCCTGCCCGTCCGCCCCATACGATTTGACCGCCCCCATTATCCGAAAAAAAGATTCGTACGTGTTTGGCCATGCTGGGTTTGTGCAGGCGAAATTAATTCACGTGGTGCGTCAGGCCAAAGATTCGCCCATTATTTGTTTGGCCACCTATATTCGCGACCACATGGAATCCGACACCTCGGCTCGCGGCATCATAATGGGCAAAAATGGGAAAGAAGGCGACATGCCGAATTTTGACCCGAACCATATTATTTCGCACGAACAAGTGACGGATTGTTTTGCCGACCTAATAAAGCGGTATTCTATCGAACGGGTGAAAATTATCGTGTATACAAACGCGTCCATGATGTGTCATAATTTGGAGATTCGGCGAATGCTGGAAATCGACGACCAAAAATACGTAGTGGGCGAAATAATGATGGGGTACAACAACCTCGGCTACCCAGAACTGGTGATTGAAAACGGCCAAGATTACCTGATTACAAACATCAAATCGACCACGAGCCGAAACATTGACCGATTTACCGCCTTGAGCGGCCTCAATATCGACCTGAAATTGCTGGGAATCGAAAAGCGTCGGTCTGTACAGAGCAACCTATTCTTTATTCACATTAATTCGCCGTGCAACGAGGCATTCATGACGGAATTGGTGCGGTGCGCAGAAGTCCTGAATGCGCACCATTCCACCAAGACCGACTATTTGCGATACACTGCGCTGAAAAACTCGGTGCTTTTCATCGACAATATCTACTCTTACAATGACCAAATATACACCGAGGCGTCTTTCAAGGAAACGCACCCGCTGCTGTTTACCAATTTGTCCGAAGTGATACATTTTGAGACGAAAACGGTTATTGGGTCGATGAAATCGGACAAAATAAATCAACTGTATTCCGATATTATTACAGAACGGCTGCGCGACGATAAAAATCTGGGAGACTCGGAAATGCTGGCGGATAAATTCATGGTGATTGAAAAGGATTTGTACTATGGCTATGCCATCACCACACACAAGTCTCAGGGGTCCACCTACGACGCCGTTATTGCCGACGAAAATGATTTCAGCAAAATCGTCAATAAATGGAACTTCAAGCACAATAAATTGGAATCGAGAATTCGCGAGAAAAATCAACTTCGTTACGTGGCCTATACCCGGGCCAAGCACGAATTATACATTGCGGAAAATACCAAGGATAATTAACAAAAAATGTCAAAATAATAGGAAAAATAAAAAATGAAATATTTTCAATCATTGTTGGCATTATAATAATAATAATAGCAAAATGGCATCATCTATCCAGACGCAGACTATTTTTGAAACGGAAGGCGAAAGCAAGGCAGATTATGTATACGACCATGTATTCCGCATCCAATTTAGCCGCGTCGCAGATTCGCAGCGGATGCACGTGGTTGCAAAGTACACGGATGAAAAAGTCCTTACCATCGAGTTTGACATTGATGTCTCTGATGCTCGTTGCAGCTTTGGTCAGTTTTTGGGCGAAATGATGGGCGACCTAAAGGTGGTCGGCGCAAGAGGAGAATGGTCGGAGGAAAGTAAAAACAACCTAATGTCGTACGAGTTCAATCGGAACGGCAAGATGAAAAACATGGTTACCTTTCAGCTTCCCGACCGCAACATTGTACTAGAACTAAAAAAGAAGTGCGAGTTCAAATACACGCACACCAATTAAACTGGATTTATAAATAACCCAACAAAATAAATAAAAATAAGAATTGTATTTTTATTTTTTTTTATTTTTTATTTATTTTCGAAAACAACACGGAACCAGTTTGGTGGGGTGGTGCATATCTAGCTTTTACTGGCTGCCCTGCCCAATCTCCAAAGGAGGGCGCATGAAATCGGGGGTAATCGTCGACTGGTTCCAAATGCCCGTATTCATTTGCGGGTTTGGCGGCTCGGACCGTATCGACAGGTTGGCGTTTTTCATCGACTGGCCCTTGGTATCAATGCCCATAATGGCACCCGCTTTCAGCAGGTTAATATTGCTCAGGTCGCCCTTGCCCGCGGGGTTTAATTGAGCCCACTGGCTGTTGGTGTCCTTGGGCAACAGATCCGATGGATTATTGGCACCGCCATTGTTGCACGAACTGGGAAGACCCACCGTCTGCGGCTGCGCACCCACGGCCGAATACGTGCTATTTTGGCCTAAAGATTCCGAGGGCTGGACCGCGCCGCCATTCCTGGAACCATTGTTGTTGCCGTTTCCGCCATTTTTGTACGCGGCATTGCCGTTTTTGGACATCTTTTCCGAACCCGAATTATTTTTCTGGCTCATGTAGTAAAAATACAAAACAAACACACCCGCTAAAATAATCACCACGTAGTTCTTCTTTGTCAAATTCACCAGATTGTTCATTTGTTATACTCAAATATTATTATAATAAAGATATTTTTATTTATTCATTCGTGTAAAATACATTCGATAAATAATTCGTTACATATCCCGCAATTCGTATTTTTGCTTTATTTCGTCGGCCTCTAAATATAATTGATCCGCCTGTCGCTTTGCCTCGTCAGCTTTTTCCAAGGCCGCGCGAAACATTTCGCGGTAAATTTCATCGGGCTTTTTCAATATTAGCGAGGCCTCGCTTTCCTTGTCCTTGGACGCTCCCCCTTTATCCTCAAAATCCAGCACAATTTCCTCAATTTCGTCCTCTTTTTGGTCTTTTGGTTCTCCCTCGTTCATGTCCTCAAAATCCAGCAATCCGTCGGTTTCTCCTTGTCCGTCTGTTTCTCCTTGATTCAGACCAAGGTCCGAACTAAACTCGATGATTTTTATTCCGCCCGCTCTTTTTTTGGGAACCTTTGCCGCGGGAATGGTCTGGACATTCACGCTCGGGTTAAACGATACATTCAGGGCCTGTTTCACGTCGTTAATGTCGTCGGCCGACAGCATGGAAAAATCATCGCCTCCCGTTTTTACTAAAGCGTTCGAGGCTTCTGGCTGGGTCATATCCGAGGCTGCGGTTTCCGCCTCTGCATTTGATTTTATTTCTAAATCAGGTTTTAAATTGGTCGGCAGCGGCGACGTTGTTACATCGTTCAGCATTGCGGTTGATGTCGGTAAAATATTAATGGGTGGGTCCATGTTCGGCTCGGGTTCAGAGTCTTTTTCACTCGACGGTGACTCCTCGTCGGCTTGCTTGAGCTTGGGTTTCGTGGCAATCTTGACAAAACAAGTATCCAAGTACGGGTCGGGGCTCACCACGGCAATCTGCTTCGCCTCCACCTCGAATTGAAAGCTCTGCGACGTGAATCGAATTCCCTGGATTTCCAAGATACAAATCATCGTGGTTTTGTCGGGCAGGACGTCTTTATGGCTTAATAATTCCCCCTTGTTGGTATACTGGTCGTAAATCGGGGCGTTCGTCTTGACGTTGGTGCGAAATAGGTACTTTTTCCCCGACTTGTACAGCTTGAAACACGACACAAACATGGTTTCCAGTTCTTCGGCGTCGATGCTTTTCTCAAACCAGTCTCTCGTGGCGATAATCTGCTGGACTGCCGCCTGCAGATTCTCCATCCAGTCGATGAAAAACACGTCGTTCGAATTAAATACGAGGTCGGTATAGACCTTCTTGCCGCTGGTTTTAATTCCCTGCTTGGTGGTGCACGGCGGGCTCTGGATTATCACGGACTTGTCGTTTAAAAAAAGCGGCGTGAAATACACCCCGCTAGAGACCACGCTGGGTGTTCCTAAATAGAGCTTGTTGCTAAAATCGAAATTGCTGGTCGGCTCGAGTATGTTCATATTCGGATTAAAAAAAGACGCAGTTATTAAATTAGTCAAGATGTTTTTATGTGTTTTTTTACATATTTTCATAAATGGTGTCGTGGATGCTTTCTCTGACAATAATTTCCAACGAGCGTTTATTTTGTTGCTTTTGCATTGGAGACACTCCTATTTCATACACGTATACATTGTTGTACACTTTGCGTGCAACATTGATGTATACTTGATGGATAAAATCACCCGTAATTGAATGCTCTGTATTGGCGAAATATCTATGCTGCCTAATTCGGTTTCGTTCTCTTTCAATAATTTCATTGTCCCATGTTTTAATCTTTGTTAAAGATCTTTGAAATATAACAACATAATTGCTGTGGTATTCACGTTCTCCACATTTACAAACTTCGGTAAATATAGAATTAATGCCTTCAATGATGCGCGGGCACAAAACAACAATCAGTTTATTCGCCTGTATTATTTTTGATTCTGTTGTTGCAAAAGATTGAGCTTGAGCCACGCATTCTGCTACAGGTACGACTGCTACAGGTATGACGGTCGTTGTCTCTTTAAAATTCATGTCGTTTCAAATAAATAAATTCATTATTTTAATTCATTTTTTTATTATTCAGTAAAAATGTATTATAAGCAAAGTGCGAAATATGGTAAAATAAGGTCATGCTGTATCCACCATATATTAATTTGCCGATGCGCCTCCTAGATTGGATCGACCTGGACAAACTGAATTGGAAGTTTGTGTGCTACAACGATTCGCCAGGTGCACCGCAGCTGGTGGAGCAAAATATGGACCGAGTGGATTGGGACGCACGGGGGTACAATCCGTTGAAACGCGTGCTAAAAATGCCGTATACACGCAAAGAACTGGCCGATATCCGTGAGCAGGATTGGTGGGTAACCCTGTCAAAAACAGAGTCCGACTATGCCATGGACCAACTTGAAAAGAATTTGGACAAAATAAGCTGGTATTGTTTGGGGCGCAATAATTGTGACCGCGCGGTGCAAATCATGATTGACAACCAAAACAAAGTCCGCTGGAATACGTTTGGTAACAACACGACAGACAAAGCCATGGAGTTTCTGGAAAGCCATCCCAACAAAATTGATTGGTGCGCCTTGTCGGAAAATGCATGCGACGGCGCAATGCGCATCTTGACCGCGAACCAAGATAAAATCTGCTGGGCTAGTTTGTCGGCGTGCAACAAGTCGCAAAGAGCTTTGCAGCTGCTCAAAGACAATCCAGAGAAAATACACTGGGAGTATTTCTGCGGCGGCGAAAAAAGTTCCGACGACCCCCTGTTTCTAGAGTTGCTGGAGGCCAACCTGGATAAAATAGATTGGCGGTCGTTGTCGTCCAACGAATCGGACTTTGCGTTGGACGTGCTGGAAAAGAACCAGGGAAAAATAGACTGGGACATGTTGTGCAACAGCAACACCTCGTCCAGGGCGTTTCAATTAATGGCGGATAACCAAGATAAAATCAATTGGGCTAACCTGTCAAACAACAACTCGCCCCAAGCCTTGGGACTGTTGGAAAAAAATCAGGGCGAGATTGACTGGGGGGAATTGTCGGCCCAGCCAACCATTTTTCAATACGATTACGACGTGATGCGTCAAAATTGCTCGGTATTTAAAGAAGAGCTGATGGAGGAGCGGTTTCACCCGGATAACCTGCCGAAATTCCCAGGGTGGGGATTTAGCAACAGTTTCGACATGAACTCGGATTGCGAATAATTATTTGGTCAATCTAACAAAAGTGCAAAAACAAAAGCATAAATAAACCGACATAAACGCAACTTTTATAAATATTTTATTTATACGTCATTCGCATGGTTTTATGCACCAGCGTTTTCCGTTTTGTCCCATGAATATCCCGAATCACGGCATCGATGTTTTTTGTTAGCGTGGGCGTTTTATAGTGCGTCTGCAAAAAGCTCAAAAATGAATCCATGTTGCTCTTGTTTTGGTAAAACACGATATAATCCGACAAGCGAAACGCGGTGGATTTATTCATATTTGCGTTTTGTTTAAAGCTCCATTCAATAAACGCGGGATAATTCGAAAACAACACCAAGGTAATTATATAGTACGCCAGAATGGATGTTTTTTCTCGGTACAAGTCACTAATGCCTCGACTAAGGCCCTGGCCCCGAATCAAGTGCCCGTACGACGGGATATCCATGTACTCGAGCACCTTGCCCGCCTGAAAAAAAGAAAACCCAATCTCCTCTGCGAACCGCTCGTTCAGACACGCCAGATATTTGGCGTCCGACTCGGGCGCGCGCCCGTAAACGCAGGAAAAGACAATCATCAATATGCGCGCCCAGCATTCCGTGTACGCCTCGTAGACATTCATCTCGCTCCGTATAGGATACAATTTCTTCGCAGTAAATACGGTCGACTGGCTGAGCAGATCGTCGCTCGCTCCAGAAAAATCGAATCCGTAGTTGTGAAAGGTCTCGTGTACAAACACTTTGAACCACTCTTCTTGGCGAAAAATGATGATTTGCCTTGCCTTTGTTTTATTTATTTTATTGGATCGGAGCGTTGCATCGGAATCGTCGCACACCATGGTAAACGCCGAATTCGCGTTGCACCAGTCCAGCGTGGCCTTTTCTTTCTTTTTTCCTTTTTCTAGAGGCAGCATCTTGGGCAGCGGCGATAAAAATAGATAAACGACGAGCGGGGACTCGTTGCATTTGTTTTTCTTGGCGTTTTTCTGGGCGATATACAGCCATGTTAGGCACTGGCGAATGCACGCGTTGATTTCTTTCACCTTTTTGGGGCTGCACACCTCTTGTATCGCCACGACAAACGTAATGGACCGCTTGTCTATCAATTCCATGGACGGCGGAAAATGATAGGTGAGTGTGCATTCCGTTTCGCTTTGAATGTTTTTCCATATTTCCGCGGGAATACCGCGGACCAAACTGGGCCCGAACCTTGTCGCGTTGGTCATGCCTGGTAAAATAAGGTCGGGCTGCAGCCCCGATTGAATGACGGGCCGCAAATCCTGGGTATGCGTATTCACAAGGACTTCGACGCGCCGAAGCTGTGCCGCGAATTCTATAAAAAAATAATTTATATTCGCTGAACCATTCATTCTACCTTGTATTTTTATTTTACTTTTTTTGATTTATGTTTTTCTTTTTTGTGCGCTGAATCCATCTATTTTATCGGGTTTTCCAAAAAAGTCAATCCTCAAAATCTGGGTCCTAAAAATGTCACTTTTCCCTCTGTTTTTCAGATGTAAAAATCCATTAAATGTAAAATTTACAGTTGAAAAGTAGAGTAGGTTAGCATGATATATGATGATAAGCAACTGTAAATTTATTTACATTTACATTTAATGGATTTTTATTTACATTTAATGAACATTTAATGGATTTTTCTGAATGGGTCTTGAGTGAAATGGAGCGCGTGTATTGAAGATTACGCCGATGTTTTGGAAAAATCCAGGGCTCAGATATTTCCAGAATTTTATCGAGTTTTCAAAAAAGTC